CAACGACTGAGGAGCGCAGACCATGGCGACCATCACCACCGGCAAGCCCGCCTCCGGCCACGTCCGGGCGAAGTTCTACGTGTACGCCGTCGAACTCACCGGCTACTCGACCACCGTCAAGATGCGCCCGGTGACCCGCGGCGAGGACAACAAGGCGTGGGCCGCGGCCACGCCCTACGGCGAACTCAGCATGGGCATCGCCAACGACCTGGCGGCCGAGCAGTTCTCACCCGGCCAGGAGTGGTACCTCGACTTCACGCCCGCCCCGCAGGGCCAGGAGGGCATGGGCGGGTAGGTTCCCCGCCTGCCTGGACTGGGTACACCCTGGCCCATGGCAGCCATCCTCTTCCTGCTGACGCTGATCATCGCCGCCATCCACTGGGGCGGCGGCGACGTCTTCGGCGCCCACTACCTCGACGCTGTCTTCACCTTCCTGGCAGCGGGCCTGTTCTGCCTGGCGATGGGATGGGGAGCGATCCCCATCGCCATCGGCCCCAGGCGGCCCTAGCCGCCCAGCGGGCGGTAGAACGGGTGGCGCCGCTCGTCCCGCCCGTCGTAGGACCGGACGGCGGCGATGCCGCCCTGCTCGTAGACCCCGACCGCCTTCCGGGCGGCGTCTGAGGGGCGCCAGCCGGGCGACGTGTTCATGATGTAGTTGCCCAGGAGGGCGACCTCGTTGCGGTGCTCGACGTCGGTGACGCCAGCCTCGATGACTTCGGTGAAGGGTGTGGTCATGTCCCTTCCATCGGCACGGCGGCCTCGGGACTTGAGCACTTCGGTCGACGAACCCCGCGGGGCAGCTTCGCCTGCTGGGCCTGGTACTCCCGCAGGTCCTCGGCCCTTGCCCGGTCATGGCGCAGGCGCTCCTCGCGCTGGAGGCGCGCCACGAAGTCGAACTCGGCCTCCAGGGCCGGGATCGCCAGGTCGAGCGCTCGGATCTCCTGGGCGTCGAAGGAGCCGTCGGCGTCCCAGCCCGGGTTGACGGCCTGACGATCGGCGACCCGCTGGAGGAGCCAGTCCCGGCGCTTGCCCAGGGTCTCGATCGCGGCGCGGACCGCCTTCGTCCTCGGGAGGCCGTTCTCGGTGGTCACCCGCGGCGTCGGTTCCGGGGACGGGGCACGTAGCGGTACGGCTGAGGATTAGCGACCCGCCACTGGTCGTAGCGCAGCGGCTTCTCCTCGCCAGCGATCGCCGAGCCCGGGTCCTGGGGCGAGATGAACCCGACGATCCGGGCGGGCTCCCAGCCGGTCAGGCCACGCCGCCGGACTTCGACCACCTGGTCGACGGCGAGCCCGGCTTCCCGGATCTGGGCCGCATGCCACGCCAGGCGTGCCGCGGCGAGGCGCTCGTTGACGGCGCGGATCTCGGCCTCCCACTCAGCGGCGGTCTCAGGCATCGCCCAGCACCTCGTCGAGGACGTGCCCGCCGTCGATGCCGAGCAGCAGGGCGAGTGCGGTCGACCAGCCGGAGAGGAACGCGTCCTTCCACTGGGCGACCTCGACCGTCGACATGCCGGAGTTGCGCAGGAACTCGGGCCAGGGCCAGCCGGGCAGGTGCAGCGAGTGGTGCTCGGGCAGCAGTTGGCGGGTGGGGTCCTTCGCCAGGTCCTTGAGGGCCGCCAGGACGGCCTCAGCGGCCGTCCAGCGGTCGTCGGGCAGGCCGCAGTCGGACAGGGCGCGTCGGACGGCTGCGGGGGCGTCGTTGGACGTGAGACGGGTCATGCGGTGGCCTCCTCCTCTGGGAGTTCGTAGAGGCGGGCCTCGCACCAGTGGCAGGTCGCCACCGGGCCGCTATGGAGGAAGCGCTCGGACGGCAGGTCGCCGACGAGCACCTCCAGCGTGTCGTGTCCGCACTCAGGGCAGGTATCCATGCCCCTTGTATCGGCGGGCCGCTCCGAGACTTGAGCCCCACGACGAAGAATCTACCGCGGTAGCGCCGCCTTCGCCTTCCGGCGGTCCCGGTCGATCCTCGCCTGGGCCGCATTGGCTGCCCGACAGGCGGGGCACCGGCAGCCGCGGTCCCGGTAGCCGTAGATCGTCCCATGCCGAGGGTCCGCCGAGTCCTCGGGCCTGAGCGGGCGCCGTCGCCGCTCATGGACGCCGTCGAAGCGCATGTGGCACGGGCGGCAAAGGGCTCGGTAGTCGTACGGGTCGGCGTAGCGCCCTGTGAGGTTGGCCCAGTCGATGCGACGGGTGCTGCTCCCGCACTCCTCACAGACCGTCGGTCGCCCGCGAGCATCCGCGACGCGGCGGTGGAAGGAGGCGTAACCCACCTCGTCGCCTCGCCACGCGTGGTGCCTCGACCCCCGTGGGTCTCCCTGGCGGCGGTGGACAACCACGCCGAGGCGCTTCAGGTCTCGGCTGACGGTGGTCTGACTGACCCCGACGCTCGCCGCGATCTCGTACTGCGATCGCCCAGCCTCGTAAAGCTGGGCGATCGTCAGACCCCGCATCGTTGGGCGGTCCCCCATTGTCCCCATCCTGCGTGTGCCGCCCACGCCTCTGCAACCTGGTCCTGGACGGCGGGGGGGGCGAGGTCAGCCCGACCCCCGAGCGTGAACTCGGGCCAGTCGGCGTATCGAGCGGCGGCGATCCAGGTGCTCGGGAGCCACTGCGCCGCGCCGAAGTACCCGTTGCCGGTGTTTTCTGAGTACGTGTCGCCGCTCTCGGCGTTCAGAATGCAAGGCCAGGGCCATGGCGGTGGCAGGTGCGGCACGTGGAAGGCGAGCCAGACCTTGAACCCGGGGTGGAGGCCGTCGAGGCAGTCGACGCGCTGCTGGCCCGTTGGCAGGCCGAGGCACCAGCGGTCCGACAGGGTCGGGCCGGAAGAGGAGAAGTCGGCGCGCGCGCCGAGGACGACGGTGAGGATGGCGGCCACAACAAGGGCCGTGCTGCGGAAGGCTCGCACTGGAGTCCCTCCTTTCCGCCGAGGCTCTCCAGCGAGGCCCCTGGCGTTGGGGAATGGTCTTCGACAGGCGAGCGACGACGCTGGCTGCGACGACGCTCAGGCTTGACCCAACGGCTCCCCTCCCTCTCGGCGAATCCGGGGGACCGTAGCAGGCCGGGGGTAGCTGTCAGCGGGTACGTGTACCCTCACCTCTACCGCGGTAGACCTGAGGAGGGCGACATGCGCTCACACGACCTGGACGACGACCTCGCCGAGTTCGACCCCGACAACCCCGACCACTACTTCGACGACCCGGACTTCGACGCGCCGGTCACCGACCCCGACCACGAGGCCGCGGTCTTCACGCTGCTGCGGCGCCGGGCCGGTCACCTCAAGCGCATCGCCGAGGCCGACGCCACCGTCGAGCGCGAGCGGCGGCGCTGGGAGGCGTGGCACGCGGACCGCACCGCCGGGATGCGCCGTGAGATCGAGCGCATCGAGGCCGCGGTCGAGGCCTGGATCCGCTTCGACGGCCGCAAGACCTTCCCGACGCCCTACGGCGTGACGCCGAAGCTGCGCCAGGCCCAGCCGCGCCTGGAGGTCATCGACGAGAAGGCGCTCGTCGCCTGGGCCCAGGAGAACCACTACGACGGGCTGCTCAAGGTCGAGCCCCGGATTGCCGAGGTACGCAAGATGCAACCCGGTCCCACCATCGACGACTACGTCTCCATCGAGGCCCCGGACGAGAAGGTCACCGCCGTGCTCCTCCTCGACGACGGCAACCCGGTGCCTGGCGTGGCGCTCGTGACCCCCGTCGACAAGCGCTTTTCCATGGGGAAGGCGAAGGAGAAGGACTGACCATGACCGACGATCTCTCTGCTGCCGACCACGACGACGTGATCGCCGACATCGCCCAGGCGCTCGTGGACAAGGGCGACTTCGCTGGGCTGAGCGACGCCCAGCAGAAGAACTACCTGGCCCGGGCGGCGCGCATCGCGCCTCGGGTCGAGGCCGTCTTCGCCCGCCGGGCGACGTCGAGCCCCCCCGCCGACCCGCCGACCACGGTCATCCAGGCCATCCACGCCGTCATGCGGGACCTGCCCGGCATCGGCAAGGACGAGAAGTCCGAGCAGGGCTACCAGTACCGAGGGATCGAGCAGATCACCCGGCACGTCCAGGCCCTCTTCGGCAAGTACGGGGTCACGATGATCCCTGAGGTCCAGGAGCGCCGGGTCAAGGAGTTCTCGATCAACAGTCGGCCCTGGACCGAGGACGAACTGCACGTGGTCTACCGGGCCTACGGGCCCGCCCACGGCACCGTCCGGTCCCGCCGGGTGCTCTCCGACGACGGCAGCACCGTCCTGGAGGTCGACGAGGTCGTCCAGGACATGGTCACGATCGGCCCGCTGATCGGCCTCGGCCGGGACAACTCGGACAAGGGCGCCAACAAGTCGATGACCCAGTGCCTCAAGTACGCCCTCATCCAGACGCTCTGCATCGGCGACGGCAAGGACGACGCCGACAGGGACGAGGCCCGGGTGGCCGACCCGCCGCCCCCGCCGGGCTGGGCTGAGCGCGAGCGGCTGCGCACGAGCATCCAGAGCGGCGGGCGCCCGCTGCGCGACGACTTCCGCGACTGGGTGGCCGAGCAGGGCTTCCCGGCCAAGGTCCACGAGTTCAACGACACCCAACTCGACGCCGCCGAGGGGTGGCTGATGGCGCGGCGCGCCGCGGAGGCCGAGCGCAAGGAGGCCCTGGTGCGCCTGGCGAAGGCCGGGGTGACGCCGGAACTGCTCACGAAGCCGAGCGGCACGTTCACCGACGAGGAAGCCGACCTCATCAACGACCTGCTGCACGGCCCAGACGCCGACCACCTGCGCTGGTGGATCGACAGCCTGGAACCCCCGGCGCAGCGCGTGACCGGCTCGGCCCCCGAGCCCGTCGCGACCGAGCCTGCCATCAGCGAGGCCGGAGAGGCCTCTCAGGAGCCGCTCCTGGGCTCCGAGCCGTCGGACGCGTCGACCGACTACCCCGACGGGGAGGAGCCCTTCTGAGTGTCATGGACACTGTCCGCTGGGGGCGCTACCGTCGGCGGGCTTACAAGCGTGGTATCCCAGCCGATGGCTCGGGGCCGGTCCCACACCAGCCCCGCAGCCGCCATCGCACCCTAACCAGAGGAGGGGCTATGGACCAAACTACATGGGCGTCATTTACGGGTCCAGGCGGCCCCCGCTCCCGCTCGTGACCGAGACCCCCCGCACCCAGTTCATCCAGATCCCACTGTGGGTGATCCGGCACGACCGGGTCGCCAAGGTCGAGGGCGGCACGATCCTGCGGGTGTACGCCTCGCTCCTCGCCGACTCCAGCTACAAGTCCCGGATCACCCGCCTGCCCATCGCCGGGATTCAGGAGGAGACAGGTCTCGGCCGGTCCGTCGTGTACCGAGCCCTGAGCGTGCTGAGGGAGATCGGAGCGATCATCGAACGCCCGAACGGGACGCTCTGGCTGCCGCTTGACGACGTTCTGTCCGATTCCACCACCGTGGAATCAGGGGCTCCACCGTCCACGCCTGCGGACGGAACGTCCACCACCGTGGACGCGGCGTCCACCACCGTGGACTCCTCCCTTTCTTACATAGGAGGACTCATAGAGTCAGAGATTTCTTCGCCGCCTGCGGCGTCGAAGCGAGGCGCCCGGCTCCCTGAGCCATTCGTCCTCACGGCCGAGATGAAGATCTGGGCGCGCGAGACCGTGCCCGAGGTCGACATCCGGGACCAGACGCAGCGCTTCGTCGACTACTGGCGCGCCCAGCCCGGCCAGCGCGGGGTGAAGCTCGACTGGCTGGCGACCTGGCGCAACTGGATGCGGAGCGCCCGCGACCGTATGCGCCCGCCACCGTCCGGGACCGGCCGAGCCCGCCAGGACGATGCCTTCACCCGCATCGCGAACGAGATCCGAGGAGGCGCCTGATGGACGTCCCCGAGATGAAGCTCCTCTGGCTCTACATGCACGAGGTCTGGCCGGTCACCTATTCGCTGCCGACGGCTGACCAGGACCGTCTTCGCACCCAGGTGTGGACCGACATCCTCGGCGACCTGCCCGCTCAGGGAGTGCGCGCGGCGATCATGGCGCACGCTGAGGACCAGTTCCCTCCGGCGCCGGGCAAACTCGCTGCGACTGCCCGCCGTCTCCTCGACGACGCCTCCGGCCACCACCAGCCCGACCTCGACGAGGCCTGGGCCGAGGTCCAGACGATGGTGCGCCTCCACGGGCTCCAGGTCACCGGCCCGATCGCCTGGTCGCACCCGTCGGTCGAGGCGGCCGTGGCGGCGCTGACGTGGCGGCGGCTCTGCCTCGACGAGAACCAGACCGCGTTGTTCGCCCACTTCGCTCAAGTCTTCCGGCCCGCTGCCGATAGGACGGAGCGAGCATCGGCCATTCCGGTCGCGGCCCGCGACATCGTGACTGGACTGGCGGGCTCGCTCGCCACGAGGAGCAGGGAGTTGGAAGCATGAACGGCCTGGAACGCATGCTGGACCTGAAGCGCAGGGGCGCGTGCCACGACGTCCCGACCGAGGTGTTCTTCCCCGGCGACGACCACGGCAGCATCGGCCCCGCCTTGCAGATCTGCGCAGAGTGCGGGATCCGAGAGGAGTGCCTGGAGTACGCCATCGAGTTCGGCGAACACGGGGTGTGGGGCGGCACCAGCGAGCGCGAGCGGCGGCGGATGTCGCGTCGTCGCCGCGATGCCGCCTACAAGGCGAAGAAGGGCGCGGCGTGACCGAGGGCCGCCCGAGGCTCACCCGGGTCGACAGCGAGTACTCGCTGCTCGTGGCCCTGTACGTGGCCCTGTACGCCCCGTTCATCGGCGTCAGCGCGCGCTGGCCCGGCGTCATGCACGCCATCTCGATGGAGGAGGTCATCGACTCGTGGCCGGGGCTGCGGCCCGGCAAGCGCCAGCGCGCGGTCACGGCCGCGTGTGGCACCCGTTGGCTCCAGTTGCTCGGCGACGGCCAGGGCTCGCCGATCGCCTGGCCGCCCCGTGCAGACAGCCTGCCGCCCGGCTGGAGCCGCTGCGTCGCCTGCCACAAGGCGACCGGGCGCAAGCGCCCTCGCTCGGCGTGGGCGGCCTCGTGACCTGGTCCCCTGACGGCAAGCGCTGGCTGATCGACGACCGTCCCTGGCTCGACGAGTTCCGCTGGACCGAGGCGCTGAACAGGGCCCGCTCGATCCGGCTCCGCCAGGACCGCAAGCAACCCGGCGACGCCGCCGTGTGCCCGCAGGCCGACTGCGACGACAGCGGCCTGCTGACCTCGACTGACGCCGAGGGCCTGCACTACGCCATCCCCTGCCCCACCTGCCGCCCAGCGGCCTACCGCCATGCCGTTGCCGACCCCGAGAGAGGTGCCTGATGCCCTGCAAGTCCTGCGACGCCCCGATCATGTGGGTCACGACCGAGAGCGGCAAGAAGATGCCGCTCGACCGGGTGCCGGTCCCCGACGGCAACGTCGTGCTGCGCGGCGTCGACGAGCCGGTGGCGGTCTACGTCACCGACAAGCGCCCGGCCATCGAGGGCGAGAGGCGCTACACGTCGCACTTCGCCACCTGCCCCAACGCCGCGAGCCACCGCAAGTCATGACTGAGAAGGTGCCCTACTCGTTCCGCGACGGCGTGTGGCCGGGCACCGAGACCCGCCATACCGGCGATCGCGGCCCGTGCACGAAGTGCGGTGAGCCGACCGCCCGCAAGGACGACCACGGCCGCTGGCACCACGGCTGGTGCGAGGGCGGCCTGGCGCCTGCCAGGTACGCCGGTCTGCTGAGCCGCCGTCGCGCTACCACGGTAGAGTCGGGGCGATGATCGAGCGCATCGCCGACGAGGTGTACGCCACCGGCCGACGGCTGCCCCACGGCAAGGTCAACCTCGACCCGGCCGACCCCGACTACTGGGCGACCAACCTGGTGATGGAGAACGGCGCGATGCTGCGGCTGGCCCACGAGGACGGCAAGGACTCGGTCTGGCTGGAGGTGCCCGACCCCGACCCCGACCACCTGGACTTCAGCGCCACGATCGAGACCCGCCGCGGCGAGCAGGTTGTCGTGCCGCTCGTCGGCCTCTGGGCCGAGGTGACCAAGTCCTGGTACTGCGAGGTCGCGAGCGGCGACGAGGTGTGGCACTACCTGGGCTGGATCGGCCGCATGCCGCTCGTCCACCCGACGGCCCAGATGACGGGGAGGCGGGCGTGGTGATCCCCCTCGGAGAGAAGCCGACGACGCCCTGCCGGGTGTACCGAGGGTGCCTGGATGGCCACGGCTACGGCAGCCTCCGGCTGAAGGGAGGCCGAGGCTGGAACCGGCGGAAGCTCCATCGCTGGGTGGTGGAGCAGTACCTCGGTCGTTCCTTGGCGCCGACAGAGGTGGTGCGCCACACGTGTGACACCCGCGCCTGTTTCCGGTTCGATCATCTCGTGTTGGGGACCAAGCGGGAGAACGACGCTGATATGTGGGCCAAGGGCCGAGGTGTCCCGCCGCCTCACAGACTCGGGTCCGCATCGGCGAACGCGAAGCTCACCGAGGACCAAGTGGCTGCGATCAAGCGGCGTCACGAGGCGAGCCATGCCGCGCTCGGCCGAGAGTATGGGGTCACCCTCCAGGCGATCCGAGACATCCGACGAGGCCGCACATGGCGCCAGGTCGAGCCATGACGCTGCCCAACCCAGACCACCCTGCCCCCTTCTCGGCTGTGATCCTGGAGGTGCTACAAACCATCGTGGACCGAGAGCGGCGGCGCCTCGGTCGCGATCCCCACGTCTGCGACCCCTTCGCCGGGATCGGGCGCGTGCACCAACTGCGGCGGTGTGTGACTGTGGGTGTCGAGATCGAGCCCGAATGGGTGGCGTGCCATCACCAGACCGTCCAGGGTGACGCTACTGCTCTACCGCCTGAGTGGGCGGACCGCTTCGACGTTGTCGCCACGTCGCCCGTGTACCCAAACCGCATGACGGATCACCACGACGCGCGCGACCCGCACAAGACCTGCGACGGCCAAGGTTGCCCCTCGTGCAAGCAGACGGGCCGGTCACCCCGGAAGGGCTACAAGTTCAGCCTTGGGCGCGACCCGAGCCCCGGCTCGGCCGCCGTGATGTCCTGGGGGCCGGAGTACCGCAACCTGCACCGCGCGGCCGCTGCGGAGATGCTGCGGGTGCTCACCCCGGGCGGCCTGGCGGCGATCGACATGAGTGACTCCTTTCGGACACGTGCTGGCCGAGGGCAGGAGCGGATCCCGGCCGTCGAGTGGTGGCGCCAAACACTGGAGGACGTCGGGTTTCGAGCGGTGGCGGTGTCCGATCCCATCGCTACCCCCAGAATGCGCCGGGGCGCCAACTACGAGGCGCGCGTCGAGGGCGAGCAGGTCATCACCGGGAGGAAGCGATGAGCGACGCCGTGATGGCTGAGCAAGCGCCGGGACTGTGCCCGTTGTGTGGGAAGGAGACCCCGCACACCAGCAGCCAGTTCACCTCCCGGCTGTGGGAGATCGAGGGCCAGGTGCAGGCGCTCAAGGGCCAGGCGCAACGGCTGGCATCGGACCTCAGCCGCGTGGCGCTCGACATCAGCGGCCTGGTGCCCGAGGGGGGAGGCAAGTGATGCCGATCTTCCACCTGGTCGACGGCGAGATGGTGCTCAAGGTCTGCCCGGCGTGCGGCGAGCCCGCGCCCGAGCACGTCGAGGGCTGCAAGAAGGCGAAGCCCTGGTCGGTCGTGCCCGAGACGCCGCCGGAGGTCTGCGACTCGTGCGGCGAGGAGATCGAGGAGGGGTTTGCCGTTTACTGCCAGGACGACATCGACGGCGTGACGATCCGCACCGTCTACTGCGAAGGGTGCTGGTCGCCGTGATCTGGGAGGTAAGTGATGACCCGCCCGTCAAAGAGTGCTTGTACTGGTACTGGTGCTGTGAACACAACTGCGGGCACCTCACCGCAGACCCAGCCATGTCATGGCGGCTCGGATGCCGTCTCGAAGGCCCGTATGCCACGCTCGCCGACGCCGAACGAGGGGGAGGAGAAGGGAACGGTGAGCGATAGTGACGTTTGACGGCCTGCAACCGCCGTACGCGACGATCGTTGTCGATCCGCCGTGGCACTACGCCAAGACGAACGCCGACAAGGACGGCGAGGGCTACCGCGGCCGTGCTGGGCTCGGCTACTCGTCCATGACCCTGGACGAGATCAAGGGGCTTCCCGTCGGCGACCTGACGAACGACGGCCGCTGCTTCCTGTGGGTCACGAACCGCTACCTCCGTCACGGCTGGGACGTGCTGGAGGCATGGGGGTTCGGCTGTCAGGACCGGGTGCTTGTGTGGTGCAAGCCGCCTCGTTGCACCACGCCGGTCACCACCGAGTTCGTGCTGATCGGCCGCAAAGGGAACCCGCCGAAGATGCCCTGGCATGGCACAACGTGGTTCCAGTGGAGCCACCAGGCCGGGCACAGCGTCAAGCCGTCAGCGTTCGGCGACCTTGTTGAGTCGTGGTGCCCCGGCCCCTACGTCGAACTGTTCGCCCGCTCGCCGCGACTTGGCTGGGACGCGTGGGGCAATGGCTACGAGGCGGCATCGTGAAGGGGAGAACATGACCGAGGCCGATGATGCCTGACTCGTTGTGGGGCCGTCACCCGGTCAGCGGACTGAACGTCGGCACCGGCAGGTACGAGCCGACCGAGGCGTCACCTTCGGACACCAACCAAACCAACGCCCCGGCCGAGCCCGCCGATGACCCTATCGGGGCGGGATGAGGCGCTCGCCACTGAAGCGAGGGAAGCCCCTCAAGCGCGGCGCTCCGCTCCGGGCGAAGCACCGGATCAAGCCGGTCAGCGACAAGCGCCGGGTCGAGCGCGAGGACTACCGCGACGCCGTGATGGAGATGCACGCCCGCTCGGGGTGGCGCTGCGCGGCCGAGGCCCTCGTGCCCGAGGTGCGCTGCGGCGGCCCTCTCGACCCCCATCACGTCAAGCTGCGCGGCCCGCACTACGCCGACGCGGAGAGCCTGGCGCAGGTGTGCCGACGGCACCACGACTGGATCACGACCTGGACGCGTGAGGCCCGCAAGCGAGGGCTGCTCGCGTGAGCCTCTACGGCAAGCGCCAGTACTGGCGGTACGCCCGCCGGGCGTCGCGTGGCGACGTCTGCCGAACGGCGCTGCACTCCGACCTGTTCGAGCGCGACAACCCGGACCTGGTGCTGGCCGAGATCCGACGCGGCTGCATCCAGCCGATCGGGAGCCGCTCGCAGCCGCGGGTGACCAAGCGCCAGGAGCGCGTCGTCGTGGAGCAGCCCAGGCGGTCCCGGCCGCTGCCGAAGGCCCTCCGCCCCGTCAGCGACGAGGACATGGCCCGGCTCCCGGCCTACGTGCGCGCCGAGATCGAGCGGCTGCGCGCGCTGGTCGACCCGGCCCGGGCCGAGGTGGTCGTGCTCCCAGAGCCCGCTGCGGCGGCCGAGGAGGGCGTGGCGTGAACCAGCCGCTCCCGGGCATGCGCAGGCCCCAGATGCCCGCCAAGGCGTCGGAGAAGGACTACCAGGACGTCGTCGTGGGCATGGCGGTGAAGATCCTCCACTGGGAGTCGCACCACGTCTACCCCCTCACCGACAGCCGGGGCAACTGGCGCACCCCGACCTCGGGCACCATGGCGAAGGGCTTCCCCGACTGGATCTTCATCCGGGAGGACTGGCAGGTGGCCGTCGAGTTCAAGGGCTTCTCGGCCGACGGCAAGCCGACCCCGACCCAGCCCGGCCAGGAGCGCTGCCTCGACCTGCTGGCGCGCGGCCCCCAGCACCGCGCCTGGATGCTGCGCCCCACCGACGACTGGGACCTGACCGTGTCGTGGTTCCGCCACCCATGGACGGCGCCCCGCACCTACGGCTACGAGTCCGCGCTCGGGCGCAACCTGGACGTCCGACTTTGAGACCTACCGTGGTAGGGTCACGAGAACCGCACCCTTCGAGGAGGACCCCATGGCGAGAGGCCGCAACACCGAGGACGACGAGCCCCGCCAGGTCATGAGCGACGACCTGCTCGCTGCCCTGCTCGACAACAAGCTGACGCCGTTCGAGGGCCGGGACGTCATCAAGTCGACGATCGTGATCAAGAAGGCGGGCGACGGGCTGTCCCAGCCGCTCCAGTTCCGCCCGGTCGAGTTGATCGAGGGCCAGGAGGTCTTCGTCCTGCTCCGCACCGTGGTGGACAACGTCAGCTTCCCCCGGATCAAGGACACCGAGGCGTCGGCCCGCAAGCACGACCTGGTCACCCTCCAGGCATGCACCCCGGACCGGGAGTGGGCCGAGGAGCAGTTCCGGCTGGCCGACGCCGAGGTCCAGAGCCTTCGGGAGGAGGCCGTCGGTCTCCAGGCCCAGCGCGAGCGCGAGGAACGCATCGCCCGCGGCGAGTTGAACCTCGACGACGCCATGGAGGATGCCGACGGCGCTGGCGATGCCTGAGTTCTCCGCTGAGGTGCTTGCCCTCAAGCGGGAGCTACAGGCCGTCCAGGGGCGCCTGGACCAGGTGAAGCGCCAGGACAAGGCGCTGCGCGCCCGGCGCCGTGACATCGAGAAGATCCTCCTGGAGGTGCACGAGATCGACCGGGCCGAGGTCGGCCGGTGGGTGGGTGTGACGTCGATGGCGATCGAGTTCGACGTCTACGGGCGCAAGGGCCGGTCACCGAGGGCTGCCGCGGGCTGAAGAATCTCCTCGGGAGGGCTAAAGGCCCGGGCCTGGGCTGCCGATGGATAGGGCATGTCCAGCCCCATCACAGATCCCGAGGCCTATCTGGCCGAGTACCAGGCGAAGTACCAGGCGGCGCTGGCCGCGGTCCCCACGATGCGGACGACCCAGGTCGTCGACACGGGGGACGGCCCGCTCGTCGTCAACCACGTCGAGTACGGCGTGGTGCCCGTCGAGGAGGTCCTCGCGGGGACGGCGGCCGCTGAGACGGTCACGCTGACCGAGGACGGCCGTTCGGCCAACCGCGTGGCGTGGCACGAGGGCCCGGCGGCCGACGCCGACTGGGTCCGCTACGAGCGCTGGCAGGTGGGCGCCGGTCGTGTCGCCCATGGGTTCGTGCATCGAGGCTCTCGGAAGCTGCTCCAGGTCGGATGACCTACGAGTTCCGCGTGGGCCAGCATCGGGCGGTCGTCGATGACGTAGATGTCCCGCTGGTGCTGGCCCACACATGGCACGCCAACCCTGGCGCACACACGATCTACGTCCGGACCCAGGTCGCCGGACGCAAGGTCTATCTGCACGCTCTGATCCTTCCGAGCGCCGTCCAAGTCGATCACGTGGACCGCAACGGCCTCAACAACCGTCGGTCGAACCTGCGCCCGGCGGCTCAACGTCTCAACGCCGCGAACCAGCCCGGGAGGCTGGTGCAAGGCGGGCGGCAGACGACGTCGCGGTTCAAGGGAGTCTCTTGGGACCGGGTCGCTGGGCGCTGGCGCGCGCAAGTCACCGTGGACGGGCGCATGCGGTACCTGGGCCGGTTCGCTGACGAGGTGGCCGCGGCCCAGGCTTACGACGCCGCGGCCCTCGGTATCTGGGGCGAGTTTGCAGCGCTCAACTTCTTGCCCGGACCTTCCGATACATGACTGTCATACCCCCCCTGTACCGTCATCAACGTCTACCACGGTAGACTCAACCCACCCGAAAGGACCGCTACCCATGACCATCACCGACACCGTCAACGACATCCCCGTCTCCATGCGCAACGCAGGGCTCGGGGACATCGCCGGGCTCCTCAAGGTCCAGCACAACCTGAAGAAGGACCTCGTCGTCCCGGCCTCCCGTCTGCGGGTCAGCAACGGCCTCGTCTTCGCCGACCCCGAGAACCCCGACGCCGCCCCGATCGGCCCCTTCCGGCCGACCGAGATCTTCGACGGCTGCGTCGCCGACAAGCTGAACATCCCCGTGAAGTACCTGCGCAAGATGCGCGACGAGCGGGTCGACCTCTACGACGCCAACGTCAACGGCTGGCTGCACGGCCGCGAGGCCCGCTGGGGCGAGAACGGCACGCCCGCCGACCCCCGGAACTTCTTCGTCCGGCTCTTCACGAACCCCGAGCCGCTGGGCATGGGCGTGGCCCGCTCCCTGCACTCGGACAAGTACAAGCCGATGGACAACCTCGACACCCTGCTCGCCCTCCTGGACGGGTGCAAGGGCCTCGACATCGAGGTCCTGAACGCCGACCTGACCGAGCGCCAGATGGTGGTCCGGCTGGTCTCGCCGTCCATCACGGCTTTCGCCCCCGAACTGCTCGCCAACTACCGCAGCCCGGTGAACCGTGAGCAGCCCGGCTGGTCGATCGAGTCGGCCCGGCGCGCTGCGGCCGCCGAGGGCCTGGGCTACCCGCCCGGTCAGGAGCCCATCCTCTTCGCTGGGCTCGTGGCGACCAACTCCGAGACCGGCATGGGCAAGTGGCGGATCGGCCCCGAGGTCCGGGTGAAGATCTGCGGCAACGGGCTCGTGCTGACCGAGCACTTCATCGAGTCGACCCACCTGGGCGGCCGGATGGAGGAGGGCGTCATCGAGTGGTCCGGTGAGACCAAGCAGAAGCAGGTCGAACTGATCCGCTCCCAGACGGCCGACGCGGTCCGCCAGTACCTCAACCCCGAGTTCCTCCGCTCGGCCGTCGCCAAGCTGACCGAGACGGCCGGGGTCGAGATCGCCGAGCCCCAGAAGACCATCGTCGAGGTCTCCAAGCAGCTTCGGTTCTCCGACGAGGAGGCCGAGGGGATCCTGGCCCACTTCATCAAGGGCGGCCAGGTGACCACCGGAGGCGTCATGCAGGCCGTGTCCAGCTACGCCCAGGAGGTCGCCAACCCCGACGCCGCCTGGGACCTGGAGCGCCAGGCCGTCGACGCCATGCGCGTCGCCGCCAAGCTGGTGAAGGCCTAGATCGCCGCCCCGGGGAGGCAGGGGGCCCCGCTCGCTCCTGGCCTCCCCGGGCGGCACTCTCAGGGATGGTGACCCGAGATGCCCCGAGGAACCCGAGCAGTCCCGGCTGATGAGTCGGAGCTATCCGAGAACCTGCACCACCGCCACGACACGAACACCCACACGTTCGTCAGCCCGCTCGTGGACGTCCTGGACGTCACGTGCTGGTGCGAGAGGGCCATCGTGCGGGTGGCCCAGTACACGGTCCGCTGGGAGGGCCTGACGGTCTCCTGCGGGCGCTTCGACTGCGAGCCCCCCGAGGGCGTCGAGGCCGTCACCGTCGGTCCGGTCGTGGCGAAGGAGATGAGCGACGTCGGCAGCAAGGTCCGCTCCGGCGGCTACCTGTCGACGCTGATCACCGAGCGCTACGAGCGGTCCGAGTGGGCGCAGCGCAAGGCCGAGCGCGGCGGCTACGTCCAGCGGGTGCTGCCACGGCCCCCCGGGTCTCCCCGCCGCCGCGGCCCGAGCCCCGTGGTCGCCGAGCGCCGGGACCGGGTGGCGGTGCTCTGGCGCGCCGGGTGGCGGGCGAAGGACATCGCCGAGAAGCTGGGCATGTCGGTCAGCCTCGTCCAGAGCGACGTGCTGCTCCTCCAGGGCGGCGGCCAACTTTCCCGGCGGTACCGGCTCAAGTCCTCGGGCTGACCTGCCGATGGAAGAGGCATGACCACTTCCCCCGAACTCAAGCGCCACCTCGACCGCCACGCGACCCGCCCTCAGAAGGGCTGCCGCTTCTGTGAGGCCGTCCGGGCCTTCGACGACAGCGGCAAGCTGATCGTCCGAGAGCCGGTCCCGGCCCCCACCCTCGTCGCCACGAAGGCGACCGTCCTCGGCCCCGCCCCCTTCGGCGGGACCATCACGACCACCCTCGACGACGTGATGCTCGACCGGGCGCTCGCCGCGGGCGGCACGATCGTCGATGTCTGGAACGTCTTCCGGTCCTACGACGGCACGCTCCGCACCGAGAACCTGGACGGCTCCCCCCGGCGCAGCCAGGCCCTTCCCAGGCCGATCCCCCGCTCGCAGGGCGGCCTTCGCGTGGTCGGGATCACGTTCACGCCAGAAACCCCGGCCGAGGCCTAAAGCCCGGCGCCGAGCCTGCCGAAGCAAGAGACATGACCACCACCGCAGCCCTCATCGAACTGGCCGAGATCGCCGACCCCGAGCGGGCGGCGGCGCTGGCCCTGCTGGCCGAACTCGCCCAGGGCGAGGCGGCCTGATCCACCGGGGAGCCGCCCACACGAGGGCCGACGCAGCCAAGGTCGGCCAGGGCGGCTCCCGCCAGTCCCACACCCAACCCACCCCCCCCGAAAGGACCCCACCATGTTCCGCCACCACCGCACCGAGTTCGGCGACATCGACCCGGACACCCTCCCCCCCGTGACCGAGGCCGAGAAGGCCGAGCGCGGGTTCGACTTCCTCGTCCGGGTCGGCATCACCCCGGTCGCCCCGGTCTCGCCTGAGGCGATCGTGGCCGAGATCGTCGACGAGGCCCCGTGTGGCCGCCACTCCAACGGCGAGGTCGTCGGCGACGAACCGACGAAGCGGCCGCCCCGGTTCCGCGCCGCTCCCGTCCTGGAGGACGGCACCCCCACCACGGCCGAGGACCTGCGGCCGCTCGTGTTCACGATGGGCCGCGCCTGATGGCGCTCCCGACGGCGCCTGACCCGAAGGCCCAGCGCCGCGACCGCCTCTTCGCCCAGGCGATGGAGCACACGATGGGCGACCTGGAGATCATGGGCCTGCTCTTCGTGCCGCCCTGGGTGGGCGACGCCATCATCGACGAGGCCCGGCGTCGCGCCGACCTCTGGGTCGTGTGCGAGGAGATCGTCGACCAGGCTGCTCGCAGCCTCGGCGCGTAGCGGACGTTTAGTCACCGAGGTGCCTGGGTAACGGCGGTAGAGTCGGGACATCCCCGATGTTCGACCACGCCCCTCAAGCACAGTGGGGGTGGGGCTGGGCCTCTTTGAGGGGTGCCCCTGATGATCGACCGCAAGTTCCGCTCCCCCGAGGCAGTGCGTCTGGCGAGGATCACCTACCGCCAGTTGGACTACTGGGCGCGCATCGGGCTCGTCCGCCCGACGGAAGGCCACGGCGACGGCTGCGGCTCGATCCGGCTCTACAGCTACCGGGACGTCTTCGACCTCTTCCTGGTCGCGCGCTTCGCCCATGCCGGGATGAGCCTCCAGCGCTGCCGCGCCATGATCGACGTGCTGCACCAGGCCGAGATGGAGGAGGGCGAGGACCCCTACACGGGCACGCTGGTGATCGAGGAGGGCTGCCCGCCCCGCCTGGTCTCCCCGAGGGCGATGACCCGGGCACTGCGGGAGAGCGGCGCGGCCTTCGTCGTGCTCCTGCCTCGGCTGGAGGAGATCTTCGACGAGCGGGTCATGGAAGTGGCCCCAGGCTGGCTGGAGAGTGAACGCTCGGCCTAAGCCGGTTGCGCACGATGTCGCCGACCCGTACGGTTTTGGGTGATGCCGCCGCCCTGAGGGGAGTCACCGTGCCCACCGCCGTACCGATCGACCAGCTTGCCCTCGGGTGCTCGCTGAGCCGGTGGGCTGGTGAGCCGGACCGCTGCCGCTGGTGCAACGAGCCCCTGGTGGGCGCCCAGGTCTCCTGGTGCTCCTCGACGTGCCGCACCCGCTTCACGGTCAACCACGTCTGGCGCCACGCCCGGGGTGCGGCGCTGATGCGGGGCGGGTGGTCCTGCGACCTCTGCTGGCGCGGCCAGGCCGCTGACGCCCTGCTCCACGTGCTGCTGCCGACCATGAGCCGCTCCGACTGGCGTCACTGGCCCGCCACCGACCCCGCCCTGGCCGCCGCCTGGTGGGAGTTCACCACCCCGCGCCTGGAGGTGGACCACATCGAGCCGATCTGGGGCGACCGCGGCCCCGGCTGCCAGCACCACGCCACCGGGCTGCGCGTCCTCTGCGCCGAGTGCCACAAGGCCGAGACGGCCCGCTGGAGGGCCGTGCGTCGCGCGATGAAGGATGCCTTCGACCTCGACATCGCGACGCCCGTAGCGGCCCCAGGGGAGGCTGTCCCGGCTGCCTGAGCCATCCGTCACGCCCCCGGCTCTACCATGGTAGGGTCAGGGGGCGGACGGGAGGAGCAGCATGGATGGCAGCGGGAGCAAGGCAGTCGTCGTTGGCCTGACGTTGACGGTGCTCGTGCTGGTGGCCGCCCACGTGCGGGGCGCGCTCTGGCACCGCCTGCTGCTGATGGCGGTCTTTACGGCCGCCGCCTACGTGGCGCTGATGACGCTGCGCGCCGTCGTCCGGGACTGGTGGTTCTGGCGCCAGACCGCCCGCTCCTACCGCCCCCGGCGCAAGCGATAGGGAGGCCGCACGATGGAGGACGGGCACGAGCCCGAGGCCGAGCAGCAGATGCCCGGCCCGCAGCAGATGGTCCAGGTGCCCCAGTGGGTGACGGTCGGGATCCCCCCCTTCTGGGACCCCCACCTGCCAGCGAACTACGCCTTCATGAAGGTCCCCGGCGTCGAGCAGGGCGGCAAGCCGTACTACGCGCTGCGGCTCATCTTCAGCGGCCAGATGATCGTCATCCCGTTCAACCACGAGGCGGCGGTCAACCTGGCGAGGGACATCCAGCAGGTGACTTCGGGGCTGATCCTGCCGTGAGGTGGTGGGACTACGCCCTGCCCTGGCTCGGCTGCCTGGCGCTGGTGCTGGCCGGGTGGCTGCTCGTGGCGGCCGTCGCCTGGGCCGCCGTCGTCCTAACGCTCAAGTTCGGCTGAGGCCTGCCGATACGTCTTCCCGCAACCACCCCATCCACCCACATAAGGAGCTACCCACAACCATGCACCACCGCACTGCTCGCCTGATGGCGGCGCTCACCCTCGTCATCGGAGGGCTCGCGCTGGGATCGGTCGCGCTCATCGCGACCGCTGTCCCCGCGTCTGCCCACACCGGGGCGATCTCCATCACGTGCGACACGATCACCGTGTCGTTCGACCACTTCCCATCCGGCCACAACACCGCCACCGTCGTGATCAACGGCGGCGACCACACGGCGTCGTGGTTCGGTTCCTCGGGGACCTACTCCACCGCCCGACCGCACACCGCCGTCACCGTGTCCGCCTCATGGACCGCCGATGGTGGCGGGTCCGCGGGCCCAGTCTCGAACTCGGGGAGCGACTGCCCGTGGCACCAGACGACGACCACCGTGCACCCGACCACCACGACTGAGAAGCCGGGGTGCGAACCGGACGACCACGACGGAGACAAGCCGGACGACTGGTGCCCGACCACGACGACGAAGCCGCCGACGACCACCGTGCCGCCGACGACAGAGCCGCCCACCACGGCACCGCCGACGACAGAGCCGCCGTGCCCGACGACGACCACCGCCGAACAGGTCTACGGCCTGAAGTTCGCGGCGGTCGAATGCCCGCCGCCGACGACGGTCCTGCCGCCGCCCATCCTGACGTGCGCGAACGTCCCGGCGTTGTGCCCGACGACCGTGCCGCCCACGACGGAGCCTCCGACCACGGTCGCCCCGAGCACCACGGTCGCCCCGACGTCGACCACGACGCCGCCCGTGTCGCTCATCCCGCCCGTGTCGGAGGTCAACCCGACACCCACCACGACGGCCCCCCCGGCTACGGAACTCGCCCACACGGGCGCGCCGCTCGGGCTGCCGCTCGCGGTGGCGGGCCTGCTCATCAGCGTCGGCACCGCCCTCGTGCGGCCCCGCTGGCTCGTCGCCCTCGTGCGGGCGCTCCGGTAATGCGATGCGGACCGCGCACCGTCTCGACCTCGTCGACCGGGGCGCGGTCCACGTCCATCGCTGGACCCCCCACCTGCTCGTGCGGGTGGGTGGGGGTCCACCGGAAGACCAAGCGCAAGGCGGCCTGGGAGTGGCGCCAGGACCACGTCCGGCGGGCCATGCGTGATGTACGCCCTCGGCGGGCACCACGTGCCCGGCCGCTGACCCCAATCGACAAGCTGCCGGAGGAGTTGCGATGACTGACATCACGCCCATGTCGGAGGAGGGGGCGCTGCGCGCCGCCCGCGAGCTATCCGACGAGGAGATCGACGACCTGGTGCGAGCGCACCTGACCGACGCCATCATGGTCGGTGCCGCCCTCACCGAGCGCAAGGAGCGCGGGACCTGGAAGGCGTCCCACACCACCTGGGAGACGTTCTGCCAGGAGACCTACGGCATCACCCGGGTGACGGCCTGGCGCAAGATCCAGCAGCACCGCGCCAACCGGGAACTGCCCCAGGGCACCCAGCCGTCCAGCCAGCGCAAGGTCCTCGACGCTCGCTCGACCGAGAAGAAGGCGGCCGAGACCCCGGCCCCGCCGCCCCCTGCACCCGAAGAGCCTCCCGTCGCGCCGCCGCCTGCGAGCGTGCCGGTGCACGACCCTCTCGCGAGCCTCCAGGATGACCTCGACGAGATCGCCGCCGAGGACGAGCAGGCCGACGTGATGGCCGCTCTCCGGGAGGAGAACGCGTTGCTCCGAGACAAGGTCAAGGAACTCCAGGGACGGGTCCAGAGCCTCCTCAGGGACCTCAACGCCCGCCCGGCGCCTGACACCACCGCCCAGCCCATCAGGACCTCTGAGGCCGCCAGGCTGGCCGATGCGGTGCTCTTCATGCCGGTGCTGCTCGACCTCGACCCGGACTCGGTCGCCTTCACCATCGAAGACACCGAACTGCGCTGGTCGACGGCCAAGCGGCTGCGGCGCTGGGTCGATCGCTTCGAGATGGCGGCCAAGGGCTTCACCGCCCCGCCCGAGCGCTCCGAGACGGTGACGCCCAGGTTCAAGGAGCGCGACAAGCCCAAGGGGTGATTCGTCCCGACATGGTCCGATCATCACAGTGCGAGGCGCTCTGACCGCTTAGCGCTTGTGATACCGAGGTAGACCCACTACGCTCAGCGGCGACAACCGCCGACCGTGAGGAGAGGGTCATGTCGGAGAGGCGTCATAGTCGCCGAGCGCGGCGCCGTCTGAGGCGTCGGATCAGGGTCATCTGCGGCGTGCTGGCGATCACCGGCACGGTCGTCTTCGGCATGGCCTCGACCGCTTCGGCGACGCCCGAGGCCTGCGCCTCGCGCACGGCTGCTCCGGGCGACACGATCAGCCAGTTCGTCTACGACTGGGGCCTCTCCTGGCGCAACCCCCTCGACGTGTGGCGCGTCGCCCAGGCCAACCCGGCGATCACGAACCCCAACTCGCTCGCCGTCGGCGAGGTCGTCACCGACTGCCCCGCCACCGCCACGGCCAACCTGGCCGTCCCCGTCGTCACCCACGGGCTCCAGCCCGGCGAGTCGCTGCGCTCCCTGGAGTCGGGCGCGACCGGCGACTGGCACTGGCCGATCCCGGAATGGGTCCTCGCCCAGGCGAACCCTTCGCTACCGTCCCCAGATGCCGGGACAGTGGGCGAAGTCGTGCGCCTCCTGCCCGGCGCGTCACCGGCCTTGGCCCAGGCCCAGACGCCGCCGCCCGCCCCGGCCGTTGTGAGTCCCCCTCCAGCGGCCGGGGCACCCTCGATCGTGCGTGCCGTCCCACTGGCGCCCGCACCCGCCCCGGTGATCGTGCTGCCGCCGACGACCTCGGCGCCCCACGTGACCGTGGACAACGGCCCGGCCATCGTCACCTCGTCGCCGACGACCGCGCCGAGCACCACCGAACCCCCTGCTCAGCCCGCGCCGACGGTTCCCCTTTTGCCCCCGGCCACGCTGCCGCCGGACCCCCCGAAGATCGTGGAGCCGTCTACCGACTCAACCAGTCCGTCGGATCCCGGCCCATCCGACAAGCAGAGCGCCCCGCCGACTACCGCCGATAATATTTCCCCCCCGGTCACGCCCCCCACAACGGCCGCGCCCACGCCGCCGCCCGTGGCCGCCATCGGCGCCTTGATCCACCCGCACTACGCCGGGCCGGTCGACCCCGCCGACCCGAACGTGGTGGCCCACGTGTTCGCCGAGTTCGCCAAGGACGACCCTGGCGTGACGCCCCGCGGCGATGCCTGGATCGTCGGCGGGTGGGTCCAGGAGTCGGGGCTCAACCCGAACGCCGTCGGCGACGGCGGCGAGGCCCACGGCATCGGCCAGTGGCACGAACCGCGGACCTGCGGCGAGTCCACCGACCTGGACGCGCAGATCGCGTGCGGTGCCAACGAGATCATCCACAACTACCCGACGGTCCAGGCCGTGATCACCGATCCGAACGCCACCGACGGCGCCCTCGACCACGCCGAGAAGGTGTACGAGGGCTACGGCAAGGCCGGGCCGCGCGGTCGCTACGAGCGAGGCATCGCTGGTCAGGTGGCTGGGGGGAAGTCGTGAGGCACTCCCGCCCCGACGACGACTTCGACGAGGCCCTGGACATCCTGAGCGACACGCGCCCGCCGTTCGCTACCCACCGAGGGCTCCTCGGGCGGCCTCCCCCGTCCGAGGAGCCTGAGGCTCTGCCCCCCGCGCGCCACCCCGGCGCGCGGCTCCACAGTCGCAAGCGAAGGAGGGACTGATGAGCTACGTCCCGTTCTCAGCCGGGCGCCGCGGTGTCGGCCTGGGCGTGAAGCTGGCCGCCGTCGTGGCGGTCGCCGGGCTCGGCCTGGTGGGCCTGAACAAGCTGACCGGCTGGTCGCCCGTGCACGTCTCGGCGCCCCACCTGCACATCCCGCCGGTCTCCCAGGACGTCACCGGGCCCTCGACCTCGACGATCATCCTCCAGCACATCCAGGCGCTCGGCGAGGTCCACGCTGACAACGTCACGTACTCGTGGGGCAAGACCGTGTCGTCGCGCCACACGTTCCTCGGCGTCACCACGGGCACCGCCAAGCACACCGTGACCCTGGAGGCCACGGTGCCCGTCGCCGTGGACGTCACCCATGCCGCCTTCGCCATCCCCGCTCCGAACGAACTGGTCCTCTCCCTGCCTGCGCCCGTGCCCGGTACGCCCTCGATCGACCCGGCCACTCAGCAGCAGGTCGACTCGTGCGCCCGCCACGTACCGATCTCGCCGCTCTTCAGCGTCAACCTGGCCCGCTCGTGCCCGGGCGACACGCTCGCCTACCAGGCCGAGGCGATCAAGGCCGTCACGGCCGAGGCCGCCCACGACACCGCCATGCTGAACGGCGCTCGCGCCCAGGTTGCGAGCCTGCTGTCGTGCCTGGTGGCGCCGACCGGCTGGCAGGTCCAGGTGGCCTGGACCGATCAGCCCGCTCCGGCCAGCTTCACTGGGGGCTCCTGCGCGACCCCGATGCCCAACCGCCTGCCCGCCCTCCCGACCCCCACAACCGGCGCCCCGTGACCCGCGAGATCTACGGCGGCGACGGGTTCTGCGATCACTCGATCGACGAGGAGCGCGGCGAATGCATCTACTGCGCCGCGGTGGTCGTCGAACCCGAGCTACCGCCGGAGGCGCCGGTCATGCCCGCACCCACGCCCCGTTGCTGAGGTCGACGACACCGGCCTCGCTGAACCCGCGACGGCGCGCCTCGGCGTGAAGTAGGGCGGCGAAGTCGCTGCGGCGCAGGATCTCGACCTTGTCGCCGCTCGCCGTCAGCCGCACCAGCACGAACCGGCGCGTCGTGGCCGTGCGGAACGGCACGCCCCTGAAGCTGAGCGACCGGGACTCGGCCGCCTGCGCCGGGTGGCGGGCGAACGTCGGCGCGTGCTGGGCGCACTCGGCGAACGTCCGACCCCGCCGCGTGAACGTCACGACGGCGGGGCGGCCGCAGAGTTCGCCCGTGACGGCCGAGGGGCCGATCGTGCAGAACACGCCGGGGATGATGGGCATCGGCTCTTCCATGGCTCCTCCTATCGGACGAAGACGAGGGACAGGCCGTGGACCTCGAAGAGTTCCGAGGCGCGCAGCCCGGCCGCCTTGGCCTCGGCGACCGAGGCGAAGTGCGGGTGCGCGGCCACGAACTCAGCCTGGCGCTCGCCGAGGGCGGCGAGGCGCGCCGTCAGCGTGGCTGCGTCGGTGGCGATGGGGCCGGGGAACGGTGTCATGCCTCCTCTATCGGCAAGCGCCCGTGCTCACTTGAGGGATCTACCGCGGTAGATTCTTCCACGTGGCGCTCAAGTCCGTCAGCCCCCTTGCCGATCATCAGGGCATGGCTTCCCACACCGTCGAGTCCACCGCCGCCCTCCTCGTCGAGGCCGGGCTGCCCCCCGTCTTCACGGGGACGACCCGCTTCGGCGGGGCCCACTACTTCGCGGTCCGCACCCATGCGGCCAAGGCCGCGTTCCTCCTCCGCCGTGAGAGCCTCACGGCGACCGTCCGCCGCGCGCCCAACGGCCCGGCCGCCTTCGCGGTCGAGGTGCGGTGACCGTCACGTTCGCCGTCACGGTCACGCCCGACCAGGACGACCGCGACATGAGCGGGGACCTGGCTGGTCCCTTCCGGGAGCGCGTCGTGTACGTCACGGTGCTCGACGACGGCACCGCTGACCTCGCCGCCCACGCCATCGTGGCCGCGACCTACCCCGACGGCATGGTGCTCGGCCTCGCCCCGGTGGCGATCTGATGACGGTCCGGCCCTGCGCCGAGTTCGTCCCGCCGAAGCCCGGCATGAAGTACGGCGCCTACTGCGCCCGGTGCTGCTTCAGCCGCGTCGCCCATGAGCGCTGGGACGAGTGGACCGAGGCGGCGCAGATCACCGAACGAATCGCTGCCGAGGGCTCAAGTCAGGCCCCGGACGTGCCGAAGGAAGAGGCATGACCAACACCTCCGCCGCCATCAACCGCCTGGCCGACCTCGTCCTGGCCCAGCAGAAGGCCCGCCTGGCCGACCAGTACCCCAACTCGCCGTGGATGGCCGAGTCCGAGACCGTCCAGGTCGTGCCCGGCCGCAAGTACACGAAGATCGACGTCGGGCCCGCCCACAACATGAGCGGCCGCTACATGGTCGACAACGTCACGGGCGAGATCTTCGGGATCAAGGGCTACGGCGTCGTCCACAAGGGCCACCGCTACGGCACGCTCGACACGATCGAGGCGTGGAACTGGGGCGGCTACACCGCCCGGCGGGTGGCGTGATGCCCCGCTGCCTCGTGGTCGACCTGGGTGCTGCCACCGAGATCGGCGTCCGCCTCACTGCCGACGCCCTCGTCGCGGCCGAGACCCCCAACGCCGAGCAGGTCGGGCTGATCGCCGTCGACACCGACGGCGACTGGATGGGGACCGTCGTGATCCGCACCGACGACCCTGTGGCCGCGGCCGAGCGGGTCGGCGCCATGATGCTGCCCGCCGTCGTCGGCTGGCACGTCGAGGAGGAGTTCTGATGGGACTACGTGAGCGCCGCGAGCGCGACACGGCGGCGTGGGTCAGCAAGCGCAACGGCTGCTGGTTCATCCAGGTGACCGGCGAGCAGGCCATGGATGCGTCGCCGGAGGAACTCTTCGACTGCGCCTCCTCGCTCGCCGCTGCCAAGCGCATCGCGCGCAAGATGGCCGCCGAGTTCGGCTTCGCCGGGGCTGCGCGCTGGGACGAGGAGCAGCCGGGCCGCCTCTGGGTGCTGGAGATGACCGAGGTCGGCGAGGAGTACGACGGAGAGGACGACTGATGCCCTACCGCCCGGGCGACTTCGCCCACACGACCAGCCCGTTCCGCACCCGGGCGCTCCTCGCCGAGACGCTCAACAAGGCTGCGGCGAACGACGCGCTCATCCTGGAGACCGCCAGCGGGTCCGACAGGTTCCTCTCCTTCCGGGTGGTGCGCCAGCCGAAGCCGGGCCTGGGCCGCAAGGAACTGTTCCGGGTGGTGACCGGCGAGGGCTTCCCCATCGAGGTCTACGACGGCCCGCCGCGGCGCAACACCCGCCTGCCGCTCCGCAAGGCCCTCAACCGAGCGGAGACGGCCCGGTGAGCCCCGACCGCCTGGCGAAGCTGCGGGCGCACGCCGCCGACCCGGCCTGCACCTCGGCCGAGCGCGCCGCCTTCACCCGCAAGATCGAGCAGGCGACGCGCGTCAGCCGGGCCTACGGGCTCTGCCACCCGTGCATGAGCTACTCCTGCGACCACGCCATCGACCAACCGAGAGGATGGACCGCATGAGCAGCACCCCTTCCGACGGCGTCTCCGGTTCGGACTCCCTACGTCGCGCCGACTGGACCACCGCCGAGACGGTCGACGTCACGCTGACGTGGCAGGAGATCGCCGACCTGCGCCATGCGCTCCAGACCGTGGCAGGCGCGGGTGCGTCCGCCCGTCAGTGGGAGCGGTACGCCGTGCTGGAGGCCCGCCTCAGCGAGGCCCACCAGCGGCTCCCGAACCCGCTGGACACCCACCTGCCGAAGCCGTGAGCGACGGCCGCTCACTCCCGCGCTGCCGCGGCCGGGTCGACGTCGGGCTCGGGATGACCGACAGGTGCATCCTGCGGTACCGCCACCGCGGCCCCTGCCGTGTGGAGCCCCCCGACCCAATCGACCACGCCGCCGAGATCGGCCGGACGGTCGGCGGCCGCCAGACCTGCGCCGTCTGCGACCACGTGATCAACGTCTCGGTCACCCACGTCTGGCCGCCCGAGAAGCCCGGCTGAGGCCCCAGGCGGGCGTAATCTCCCGGGGCGTGCGGCCCCTGGATGAGCGGCTGATGGTCCGCCGGGCGGTCCTCACCGCCCGGCTGCGGCCCTCGTGGCAGGGCGTCGCGATCTTCATCGGCCTGGCGCTGCTCGCTGGCCTGCTCGGGATCGTGGCCTACAGCCTGGTGGAGGCCGGGGGCGGCGGTGCGGCCGCGGTCGCCACGGTCACCATCCTGATCGGCCTGGTCTCGACACTGGCCGCGGTCGCCTCGGTGGTGGTCAGCTACCTGGCCTGGCGCCACCCGCACGCCTGAGCCGCGTTACGCGCGCGTAACGCGAGCGCTCACTCGACGCGCTCGTCCGTTCCGATCGAGTAGGCCCCCAGGTCGCCCCTGAGCGCCTCGGGGAGGCCGCCGGGCACATCCACCGTCAGGACCAGCGTGCGGCCGTTGTCGGCCAACTCAGCGGCCGTGATGGTGCCTGGCGTGGCACCGACCTTCGTGGTCTGGCCGACCAGCTTGCGCGCGGCCAGCGGCGTGACCACCTCGTGGGCCCCGAGGGGCGAGCGGAGCGTGAACTCGGCCATCAGCGGGCCAGCCAGTTGAGCACGGTGGTGAGAGCGGTGCACGAGACGAGCGTCCAGAGCGCGATCTGGACATAGCGCTTCTCGTGCACTTCCTCGGTCAGCCAGCGGATTGCCGGGTTCCTCGGCGTGGTCTCGACCCAGCCGTCCTCGGGCGGGGCCACGTACTGCACCAGGCGCTCGTCGACCGGCTCGCGCAGGCGCAACGTCGACGGCGGTTGCCCCGGCTGGCCGTCCTTCCTGAACGTCCTCGTCGCCATCCCGTCGCCTCCTCCGCCCGATGGGTCTACCGCAGTATACGCAGGCGTGCTGTACAGTCTGCGCCCCATGGCGCCATGCTGGCCGGAGGGCACTGGACCGACGATCCCCGCGACCGGGGCGGGGCTCGATAGGTCGCCCGAGGCCTCGGGTGAGAGCCCCCCGGCCAGCCCGCCAGACCCCTCGCACCGTCCTGGCTGCCGCCGTCCTGGCGGGCGGATAGCGTGAACCCCGTGGGGCGTGAACGCCGCTGGAACCGCCAGTCGACCGAGGACATCGAGCGTGACGGCCGTGCGCTGCGCCTCTACAGCCAGCGCCTCCCCTACCGGGAGATCGCCTCCCAACTCGGCGTGAGCGTCGGCGGCGCCCACAAGATGGTCCACCGGGGCATGCTGCGCTTCCTCAAGGACAACGGCGCAGAGGAGGTCAAGGCCGACATCCTGGCCCGCACCGACCTGGCGCTCTCGGCGATCATGCCCGCCGTCGAGAAGGGCGACCCGACGGCCATCGACCGGATGCTGAAGCTCGACAAGCAGCTTCGGGACCTCTTCGGCCTCGACGCCCCGAAGACCAAGCGCCACGAGTGGATCGACGCCAACTCCCTGGAGGCCCAGATCGCCGACGCCGCTGCCCGCCTGGGCGTTCCGGTGCCCCCCCGCATCATCGACACGAGCGCCGTCCCGGCGCTGAACCCATGAGCGACGCCATGGCGTGGGCCGTCGTCGAGGACCAGAGCCATGATGCGCGCGCCCGTCAGTGGGAGCACTGGTGCCGCTGCCGGGTCTGGTACTTCGCCGGGTACTACAAGTACACCTTCCTCTTCACGGCCTCCTCCGGCATCACCGAGCCCGAGAGCTACCGCGGGGAACTGCACGTCGGCGGCACCGCGGACGACATCTACCGCTTCGACGTCAAGCCCACGATGCGCTTCGACGACATCATCGGGGCGCGCGAGTACCGGCTGGCCGTCAAGCAGGGCGTCAACGACATCTACCTGCTGACGCGTCAGGTCGTGTAGGGCGATGGAGATCGACGAGGAGGCCAGAGCCCTGGCGTGGCGGCGAGCCGCGCTCCAGCAACCCCAGTCGGTCGTGCGCGCCCAGTACCGGCCCGAGGAGTGGGCGACCCGACCCGACCCCACAGCCATCCTCGACGAGCCCGCGACCGAGGAGATCGACCGGGTGCTGCTCGGCGACCTGCTCCGCGACGACGCGGCCGACGCCGTGGCCTACACCGTCTATCGCGCGGCCACCCAGACGACGTCGGTCGTTGTGGGCCCGAGGCTGACCGACAGCCGGGACCTGTACGCCTGGGTCCTCTTCGCCAAGTACCGCCGTCCCCCCCCGTTCTCGACGGTCACTCTCTGCTGAGCCGCCTCTTCGCCTGGGTGCTCCCGGACAGGAGCCTGACGTGGGACCCGTTCCGGCCGCTCTCGGCCGAGTTCTGGCTGACCGGGATGGAGACCGTGCTCACCGGCCTCACCGCCGTCGCGGGCCGCTGGGCGTTCCCTGGTGAGCCGCTGCCCGACCTGACGACGGTCCGGGACCGCCGTGAGCGTCTCTGAGCGTCGCTACCGCATCGACGCCGACCTGAGCGATCGGGAGCGCCTCGCCGTCCTGCTGGCGTTGCGCGACAAGCGCGACCTGGCTGCGGTCGAGGCCGAGCGCCAGATGCTCGCCGAGCGCCAGGCCGTCGACGCCGTGTACACCCGCAAGGTCGGGCTGTACCACGACGACCCCGTCGCCTGGGCGCACGACTGCGTCATCTGGCGCCCCGGCGAGGGCCTGACCGCCTACCAGGCCGAGACCTTCCACGCCATGATCGAGCACGGCCGCGCCGCGGTGCGCGGCCCGCACGGCCTGGGCAAGACCTGCATGGAGTCGCTGGCGGTGCTCTGGTTCGCCCTCACCCGCGACGCCGCGGGCGAGGACTGGAAGGTGCCGACCACCGCGTCGGTCTGGGAGCAACTGAAGAACTTCCTCTGGCCCGAGATCCACAAGTGGGCCAAGCGCCTGCGCTGGGACGTGATCGGCCGCGAGCCCTTCGACACCCGCCGGGAACTGCTCCAGTGGAACCTGAAGCTGAACCACGGCGCCGCCTTCGCCATCAGCCCCGACGACCCCGCCCACCTGGAGGGCGCGCACGCCGAGCAACTGCTCTACGTCTACGACGAGTCCAAGGCCGTGAGCGACGCCACCTTCGACGCCTCCGAGGGCGCGTTCTCGACCGCTGGCTCGGGCGGCACGGTCGCCTACGCCCTCGCCGTCTCGACGCCTGGCGAGCCCCAGGGCCGCTTCTACGACATCCACGCCCGGCGCCCCGGCTTCACCGACTGGTGGGCGCGCCACGTCACCGTCGAGGAGTGCATGGCCGCTGGCCGGGTCACCGAGGAGTGGGTCTACAACCGGGGCCTGATGTGGGGGATCGACTCGGCGGTCTACAAGAACCGCGTGCTGGGCGAGTTCGCCTCCTCCGCCACCGACGGCGTGATCCCGCTCGCCTGGGTCGAGGCGGCCAACGCCCGCTGGCGGATGCGGTACGAGCCCAACGGCGAGAAGCTGGGCGCCCACCGCGAGCCGCACCAGGGCACGCGCGCCGTGCTCCAGCCCGGCGAGAAGCTGCACACGATCGGCTGCGACATCGCTGCGGGCGGCGAGGACAAGACCGTGCTGGCGCTCCGCCAGGGCAACGCCATCGTCGAGCTACGCCGGGACGGCTACACCGACGACACGACGATCACCGCCGACCGGATCGTCGCCATCCAGCGGGCCCACGGCGAGCCCATGGCGATCGTCGACGCCATCGGCGTGGGCGCTGGCGTGTTCAACGACATCCGCCGCGAGCACACCCCCTGCGCCCCGTTCATCTCCTCGGGCGCGACCAAGCGCCACGACCTCTCCGGCGAGTTCGGCTTCGCCAACTGCCTGACCGGCGATGCCCGGGTCTTGCCGATCGGCGAGCTACGCCGGGTCTACCGGGCTCGGCACAATGGCCCCCTCGTCCGGGTCCAGATGGCCTCGGGAGACGAGTTCACCGCCACCCCGAACCACCGCGTACTGGCGCCGAGTGGATGGGTCGCCGTCCATGCGCTGAGCGTGGGCGACGACCTGGTCAGCGCCGAGGGCCGAGATTGGGCTGGCCCGAGTCACCCACACGTAGAGGACGTGCCAGCCTCGATCGGCGAGATGTACCGAGCGGAGCGCGAGCGAGGCGTCACCGAGCGGGTAGACGCCCGAACGGTGAACTTCCACGGCGACCGTCCCGTGGGTCAGGTCGATGTTGTACGTGTCGTCGGCGACCTGCTGGCCGTGCACGAACCCGGGCGGGAGCAGGTCGATCAGTGTGCGTTCGTAGGCTCGCTGGTGGGCCAGAGTCCGCTGCCTGGTCAGGGCGGCCTTGGCGCCCATCGGGTTCTGGACGACGGGTCGCCGGAACGGCACGTAGATGACCCGCGACCAGTCGCCCGCGAGGTGGTGGCGCTTGCCGGTGGCGACGTGCTGGGTAGCCCACAACCGGTTCGCCGTGCCGATGTCGCGCAGGGCCACCCCGGCCTCGGTCAGTTCGCGCCGCACGACCCACTCCCCGGTGTGAAGGCTCTTGGCGAGGGCGAGGACGGACTCGCCGCTCTCGTAGCGCCGGACGAGATAGACGCGGTCAAGGGGCCGCCGCCTGAGAGCGGCCGCCTCGGCTCGCGTCCGTCGCTCGATCCCATGTTCGGCGAGGATGCGTCGCACGACGCACCGGTCGATACCGAGCCCGGCGCAGATCGAGCGTTCCCCTTCGCCGCCGATGTACCGACGGACCAGGTCGTCAGCATCGAGATCATCCCGCCGAGCAGGCATGGCACCATCCGCGTCTACACGGTCGAGACCTCGACCGGCGCCTATCGCACTACCAGCGTAGTCCACAAGAACTGTCGGTCCTGGGCCTGGTGGAACCTGCGCGAGATGCTCGACCCCGCCAACGGCATGGACCTGGCGCTGCCGCCCGACGACCTGCTGACCGGCGACCTGCTCGCCCCGAAGTGGCGGGAGGTGTCCGGCGCGCGCATCCAGGTCGAGTCGAAGGACGACATCGGCAAGCGCCTCGGGCGCTCGACCGACAACGGCGACGCCGTCGTCTACGCCTACAGCCGCTCGGGCGGCTCGTGGGCTGCGCTGTACGCCGGAGAGCCCGAGCAGACCGAGGAGGACGACGACGTGCCCCTGCCCACCCAGAAGCCCGCGCGCTCAGGCGGCTGGGGCGACGTCTACGCTCCCAGCGGCGGGGCGGCCCCGGATGCCAATGCGGCCCGGCCGGAGTCGCCTCGCCCCATCCAGACCAGCGGCTACTTCGCCGGGAGCCCGGTGATCGAGGCCAAGGCCCAGCCGAAGAGCGGCCCCGTCCCGACCGACGTCCTCGTCGACGAGCGGGCGCTCAACCGGCCCTGCCGCTGCGGCAACCTGCGCCGCGACCACTCCGGCGACCGCCATGACGGCCCCTGCACCGACGTCGAGTGCTCGTGCGAGCGGTTCGAGCCGCCCCGCTGAAGATTCTTCGCTGAGCCGCTCAAGTCCCGGGGACGCCTGGCCGATAGATAGGACATGGCAACCACTTCCCTCCCGAAGCTCCCCTACTACAGCGAGGCCACCCTCGACGAGATGACCCTCGCCGACCTGGTCGCCCTGGCGCAGACCCTCCGCCGTGGCCTCTACATCGCCTCCGAGGTCCGCTCCCCCGCCGCTGCGAAGTACGCAGGCCGCTCGCTCTTCATCCTGGAGCGCCTGGTCGAGCCCCGCATCGACGCCCTGCGCGCCGCCGACCCCCGCCCGACCGTTGCCGAGTACGCCGCCTCCGAGCGGGCCCGCATCATCGCCCTCGGCGAGACCGACCTCGGCAACATCGAAGAGTGCGTCATGGCGAACACCGAGTACGCCATCGAGGCCGGGCTGGTGAAGCCGTGATCGTCCACGTGCCCGCCACCCTCGACGCCGAGGTCCTCGTGGGCCTCGCCGTCACCGCCGCCGCCCAGGCCGTCATCGACCAGATCACCGCCGGGCCAGACACGACGGTCAACTCCGAGCGGATGCTCGCGCTGGAGTCTCAGCCCGAGTTCCAGGTGGCCGTCGCCACGCTGGAGTCGGTCCTGCTCTTCGGCGATACCTCCGCCGCCGACGTGCTGACCGCCGAGATCGACAGGCTCCTCCAGTGACCGGCACGGGCAAGGACCCCGACATGCCCCTCGCCGCGGCGCCCGACGACGCTCCCATCCCGGGCATGCCCACTCCCCGCTTCCGCATCGGCGACCGCGTCACGGGCCGCTGCGTCACGACCTACCTGGAGTACACCGGCACCATCAGCGAGATCAGCGTCCCCGGCGTCTTCACCTTCCCGGGCGGCGTGCGCTACCGGCTGGTGGACACCGGCCAGACCTACTCCTCGGGTGCCCCCGTCGAGCCGATCGTCGATGAGGCGACCTGCCGGGAGGTGGGCCGATGATCTGACTGACTGGATGTTGTGCCACGGTTCCCTCTACCGTGGTAGCGGACCGCTTCGGGGAAGTAGCGGACCGCCGGAGTCCAAGCAGTGGGCCGAGGGAGCAAAACCGCGGATCACCTCCCACTGTGACCGCCCCCGTTCTCGGCGTCTCCTGCCGGGGCGGGGACGGCTCGCGTTACGCGCGCGTAACGCGAGCGGGAGGACTGACAACCCCGGCCCTACCCTGGTAGCGTCGACCGTGTGAGCGGCTGGGACGACGACTACGACCCCGACGCTGCCGACATGCCCGCCGACCCGACGACGCCGATGAGCGAGTCGGCCGTCGCGATGCGGGAGGTCTACCTGAGCTACGTCGAGGCGGGCTTCACCGCCGACCAGGCGCTCTATCTCACCGGCTGCGTCGCCTCGACCCTGGCGTCGGCCGAGATGCTCCAGCAGAGCGAGGCGATCAAGCAGGCGATGCTCGCCCGGGTGATGGACCAGGCCGACCAGCTACGGGCCATCCGGGCCATGCGCGAGCCTCGGCCTCGGGCCACGGGGTCCGGGACGATGACGTCGCTGACGGTGGTGTGCCCGAAGTGCTCCCGCCACTTCACCTGGATGATCGACGACTACACCGTGCCCTACCGCCGCGACCCCGGCGAGCGCGTCGCCGCGATGCAGAGGATGCTGGGCGAGGAGTGCCCGGTCCACGAGCACCGCACGCCCGCCCACTTCATGGACGCCATGACGCCCAAGTGCATCGTCTGCGGCCGCACCGACCTGGTCGCGACCAGCTACGGCCTGGAGTGCCCGGAGCACCGCACGCCCAGCGGCCCGCCGCGGAGCACGCCGTGGTGAAGGCGCGGGAGCCGCTGCCGCCGCTCGACCAGGCGGCGAGGCAGCAGGCGGCGACCGACTGGGCAGCGCTCGTGTGCGGCGACTGCGGCACGATCCACGCTCAGGTCGTCTGCCCCCGGGTGAAGAGCATCGAGGTGGAGTTCCGCCACCCGAACGGCGCCGTCGAGGTGCGCAGGGTCACCTACCACGACAACGACGAGTGGGACCTCCCACCGGACGCCAGGACCGCCCGCGACGTGTTCGGGGAGGCTGGTCTCCACCCGGCCCGTAAAGCGCCTGAGCCGCCCCCTCAGGCCCCGGCGAAGAAGGGCTGATGGTCAACCGCCTACCGTTCCGACCGTTCCCCGTGAAACATACCCAGGCACCCGAGGAGCTACGGGAGACTGCCGTGCTCGCCGTCCACGCGGCGGTCGAGCAGTTCCGGCGCGAGGGCGGCTGGCTGACGCCCTACAGCATGATCGACTGCGTCCTCGACTCGGTGCCCGCTGGCTGGATGAAGCGGGCCGACGGCACCTGGGGCAAGCCGGGCGACGGGACGGCCTGGTGATGGCGGTCCTCTGGATCGGTGGCGTGGTCGCCGTCCTCCTGCTCGGCCCCGTCTGGTCAAGGCTGCACCCGGGCGCCCGGTACGGCGCCTTCTTCGCTGGGGCCCTCTTCGTCCTCGGCTTCCTGGTGGTCGCCGACCTGCCGCGATGGTTGACCGTGCTCGCCGCCGCCTACGTGGGCTCCATGATCTACGACGGGCTCCGGAAGTTCGCTCGGTACCGGGCGGAGGGGAAGGTCTGATGGGCAGGGCCGAGAAGCGGGCCAGCTTCCGCCAGGCGCGCGCCAACCTGCCCGAGGACTTCCGCCGCAACCTGAAGAAGTCGGCCGGGCGCCGCCGCGGCTACATCGACCGGGTGCTGCACCCCGAGGACGCGCCCGCGCAGGCGCCGCAGCCCCAGGTCGCTCCGCCGCCAAGCGCGCTCAGCGAGACGGCCTCGATGACCGCCGAGGAGATGGACGCCAAGGAGGCCGAGATCCTCCGCTCGATCCCGACCGAGATCCGCGACGACCCCGAGACGCTGAAGATGATCACCCGGCTGCGCGCCTCGTGGGTGACGCCGGTCCCGGCCGAGATCGCCGAGAAGTGGTGGCGGGAGTGGCGGGAGTTCCTCGACAGCCGCCCCGAGGCCCGCAAGATCGCCGCCATGCGCGCCGGGCTGTACGTGCCCGGCGCCTCCGATGATGGCGCCCTGTCCAGCCTGATCCTCCCGGAGGGAACGTGAGCGAGGCCCTGACCAGTAGCACCGTCGCACCGCCGCCGGTCGCCGACAACGACCGGATACAGATCGCCGTGCGCGTCAACGGCGAGGACTTCTGGACCTCGCAGTGGATGAGCCGGGAGGAGTTCCTCGCCTGGATGAGGCCACCGGACCACGGCATGGTCGTCAAGGTAGGCGACGCCATCCTGGCGCTACTCCTGGGCAAGCCTGCCCCGACGTCATGAGCGGTCCCACCCGGGTGCGGGTCCAGTCGACCGACATGCTGGGCAAGACGACCATCGTCACCGACCTCGACACCGGCCAGCAGGTCCGCAACTGGGTCGCGGCCGACATCCATGTGGCGGCCGACGAGGTCATCACCGCCCGCGTCGACATGGTCATCGAGGAGGTCGACGTCGAGGCCGAGGTCGTGCCCCGTGACGCCGCCACGATCGCCGACTACGTGATCGCCCGCCTGGACGTCCAGCCCGGCGAGGTGATCTTCGTGATCCCGGACCCGAACGTCATCGCCGACGAGAAGGGCGTGCGCTACCTCCAGGAGGGCCTGGAGCGGATCTTCGAGAGGATGGACACGCGCTTCGACGTGCTCGTGCTGCCGCCCGGCACGCGCCTCGCGTCAGCGGTCCCGCCCACCTGATCGGACTACGCTCCGCCGGATGGCGGGTTGCATGGCAGCAGGTGCGATCGGCAAGCACCAGTGGAAGGAGTGCGCCTCGGCGCAGGAGCCGGGCACGAAGCTGGTGGTGCGGTACGTGATCTGCAACGACTACGCCGTGCGGATCGAGCTATGCCCGATGCACCGGGCGCTCTGGGACGCCGACTACGAGCGCCTCGCGGTGTGGGCTGGTGCGCCAGTGGCGGACTCCGCCGTGACACGCTAAGAGCCTCATGGCTGACCCCGCCATCTCGGCCCAGGCCGCCCTCGCCCGCGCCGGGTACTCGGGGGGCGCCGGAGGCGTGCGCTCGGTCGCGGATGCCATCGGCCCGGGCGCTGCGGCGTGGACGCCCGGCGGCTGGGGCGCGGTGTACTCGGCCGGGGCATCGCTACCGCGGTCGACCCAGACCTTCCAGGACGGCCAGTTCGGCCCGCTGGCCCCGCTCCAGCCCTACCCGATCGACCTGGGCGAGCCGCCCTCAGACCGGCCCGCTCCGCGGCGCTGGCAGTACCCGGTGGGCTGGAACATCCTCACGGGCCAGCCCGGCACCGAGGGCGTCATGCTCGCCAACTTCCAGGTCTGCGAGGACTACGCCGAGCAGCCCACCGTCCCGCGCCACCTGATCGAGCACGTCAAGTGGAAGGTGCTCGCCCTGATCGGCGACGACCTGGCCGAGAACATCGTGCCCACCCCCTCGGCCGAGAAGGCCATGCAGGGCAACCCGGCCAAGCGCAAGGACTTCGAGAGCCGCAAGGCCGAGATCCTCGACTGGTTCAAGAACCCCGACCCCGACGGCCACACCTCGGGCTTCGTGGACTGGCTGTCGCTCATCCTGGAGGACAACCTGGTCCTCGACGCCGTGGCGCTGCACGTCCAGCCCACGCTGAAGAAGGGCGCCGGGCCGGTCGACTCCAACCTCGGGGGCCTGGAGTACCTGTCGGGCGACACGATCAAGCCGCTGCTGACGCTGCACGGCGGCAGGCCGCGCCCGCCCCAGGTCGCCTACCAGTCGGTCATGTGGGGCGTGCCCCGCGTCGACCTCATGAGCCTGCTGGCCGACTTCTCCAACCCGTCGAACACCCTCGCCGACCTCCAGGCGCTCAACCCGATCCTGGAGGACCTGCTCGACGACCAGGACCAGTTCTCCGCCGACCAGTTGCTCTACGTCGTCCAGAACCGGCGGCCGCGCACGCCCTACGGCTACGGCCCGATCGCTCAGTCCCTCCTCGCCGCCTCGATCCTCTTCGCCCGCCAGACCTGGCAGTTCGAGTGGTTCCAGTCGGGCTCGCTGCCCTCGGTGTTCCTCGACCCCGGCGAGTCGGTCGCCACGGCCGAGGAGGCGCGCCAGCTTCAGGAGGCCATCAACATGCTGGGCGGCGACCTGGGCGGGCGCCACCAGGTCATCGTCATCCCGCCCGGGGCGAAGAGCTACCCGCAGAAGGACGTCGACCTCACCTCCCAGATCGACGAGTGGCTCGTGGCGCTGCTCTGCATGCCCTTCGGCCTGTCGATCTCCGACCTCGGCCTGACCCCGAAGATCGCCGCGCTGATGAGCCCGCAGGCGAGCAAGGGCGCGGCCCAGGTCGCCTCGGACCGCTCGACCGAGGCCGCCGTCATCCCCCGGGCGAAGACGCTCAAGGAGCAACTCTTCGACGTCATCCTCCAGCGCTACCTGGGCCAGACCGACATGTCCTGGTCCTGGGGCATCGAAGAGGGCGGCGAGAGCCTCAAGGACAAGATCGACCAGCAGGTCGAACTGGTCGGCAAGTCGATCATCACCATCGACGAGGCCCGGGTGGAGTTGGGTAAGGAGCCCCTCGGGCTGCCCGAGACCACCGTGCCCGTCAGCTTCACGCCGACCGGCGTCGTGCCCTTCGGCTCCCCGGCCCAGGAGGCGCTCGCCGCTGGCGAGCCCACCCAGGCCGACCAGGCCGCCATGGAGGCGAAGAAGCCGCCGCCCCTGCCGCCTGCGCTCGGCGGCCCTCCGGCTGGTGCGAGCGGCGACGGCGGCCCGCCGAAGCCGCCGGGCAAGACCCCGCCGACCAAGCCGGGCGCCAACGGCAACGGGGCGAAGAAGCCGCCCGCTGCGGCGAACGGCTCGTCCGGTGGGCGCACGGCTGCGCCCCCGGCCAGCGACAGCCACGCCGCGGCCCGCGTCACCGAGGCCTCGTCCAAGCCGGGTGGCACGGGCGGGCGCCAGTCCCCCTCGACCGGCGGCACCACCACGCGCAAGCCCGCCAACGGCAACGGCAAGGCGGCGGCCACGCCGGTCGCCAAGGTCGTGGCCGAGTGCGAGATCCTGCGGCGCCACCTCAAGCGCGGCGGCGCCCTGGAGGAGTTCGAGCCCCGAGCGCTGCCCGAGGGCGTGCTGCGCGTCGCCAAGGGCCACACGAGCGCCGACGGCATCGTCTGGGCGGTGACCAAGGCGGCCAAGCGCCGCGCCCGGCGCGACGTCGCCCTCGACCCGATCCGCCAGAAGACCACGGCCACGGTCGGCGCCCTGGCGAACCAGGTCGCAGCGGGCACCCTCGGGGCCGACGCCTTCACCTCCAGCGCACGCGACGTCATGGCGGACGGCTACAGCGACGCCTACGGCGCCGGGAGCGCGCATGCGGCCGAGGACCTCAAGGGCGACGCCGAGGACGACTGGGACGACGAGAGCGCCACCAGGGCCGACGCCCAGCGGCCCTACCTGGCCGACTTCGCCGCCGCCATCCTGGCGGGCCTGGCAGGCACCGAGATCGCGGACCGGGCCGGGCTGTACGGCGACACGATGACCGGCGCCTACGAGGAGGGCTACGGCACCACCGCCAGCGACACGCTCGACAACCCGCTGATCACCTGGCACCTGGGCGACGCTGACCACTGCGCCCTCTGCGAGGAGCGCGACGGCGAGCAGTACACCCCCGACGAGCTACCGGGCTGGCCCGGCGACGGCGACTTCGGCGACGTGTGCGAGGGCGGCCCGCGCTGCGCCTGCTGGCTGGAGTACGGCGAGGGCGAGGCGGCGACCGATACCCCGAGCGGGGCGCGCGCCACCGACCTGGGCCCGGCCACGGCCGAGGAGGCCGACGCCCAGATGGCGGGCTTCGACGACGGGACCATGGCTGCCGAGGCGGACCAGCCGAAGATCCGCCGGGACACGACGAAGGCGGTCGCTGCCGAGGCCACGAAGGCGATCCACAAGGCGGGCAACCCCGACGCCCTGCGCGACTGGTACAACGACGGCGCGGGCGGCCAGATCGACTGGGGCTCCGAGGGCGACTTCGATGCCTGCGTCGACGTCGCCAGCCAGTACATGGACGACGACCAGGCGCGCGGCTTCTGCAACCTGCGCCACCAGGACGCCGTCGGCGGGCCGCCGGGCACCGAGAAGGCCGTGGGCGACCAGGGCCAGGCGGGCGTGCTCCAGTCGCCGCCGGGCTTCGACAAGGACTTCGGGCTGGCGGGCCCGTCCGGCGTCAGCTTCACCCCCTTCGACCTGGCTGGCCCCGGCGGGCAGACGGCGCCGAACAACGTGGGCGAGCGCCGCCGCTTCCGCCCGGCCAAGCGCACCACCGACTTCGCCGAGGTCGTCGCCACCTTCGCCACCCCGCTCACCGCGGCCGAGGCATTCGGCAAGGGCCTCTGGGACCCCGAGACGCACGAGGTCAAGGGCCGCAACATCGTCAAGCGCTCGGGCGGCTGGCACTCGGGCGACGGGCTGAGTCCCGACGCCTCCGAGGACGACCTCACCGAGCACATCCTGAGCGACCACTCGCCGCGGGTGCGCGTCGCCGACCTCCCCGGCGGCCGGGACGCCCTCGACCACTTCCATGCCGGGCTGCACGTGGACCATGGCGAGATCGGGGCGCACCGGGTGCCCACGTGGGCCGACAAGGCGACGAACGGCACCGAGGCATGGGACAACGCCCAGAGCCATCCCGACGTCACCGGGAGCGGCGTAGACGCCCCGCTGCTGAGCCACCCGGCGAGCATGCAGGGCGCCGACATCGTCGCCGCGGGCCTGGCCGTGCGCGCCGAGGACACCGGGCGGGTGCTGATGCTCCAGCGCGCCCTGTCCGACGGCGCTGACCCGGCCTCGGGCAAGACCGACCCGGCGGCCGGGAAGTGGGAGTTCCCCGGCGGCAAGCTGGAGCCGCGTGAGACGCCCTGGGAGGCAGCGGTCAGGGAGTGGCAGGAGGAGACGGGCCTCACCCTGCCGATCGGCCGGGTGGTGAACAACTGGCGCAGCCCGAACGGCGTCTACGAGGGCTTCGTCTACTCGGTCGGCGCCGAGGAGACGCTGCCGATCAACGACCCGGCGCACGCGGCGGTGATCAACCCCGACGACCCCGACGGCGACATCACCGAGACGCTCGCCTGGTGGAACCCCGACGACATCCCGAACAACCCGGGCGTCCGCTCCGAGGTCCTGGAGGGCACCGACTGGCGCGCGCTGCGCACCCCGACGATGCTCACCGCCAAGGTCGGCAAGGAGGAGGTCCACTACCGCCCGGCGACCGACGTGGCGATGCGTTGCGGCACCTGTTCGATGTTCTTGCCAGAGGGCGCCTGCACGCTCGTGGCGGGCACGATCGACGCCGCAGCGGTGTGCGACCAGTGGGACCCTCAGCAGCCGTCCTAGCCCGAGCGGAGGCGATCAAGGACCGGATCGCGTACGCCCGCGGCCTGAAGTACAGCCCAGACCAGCCCCGTGACGAGCGCGGGCGCTTCGGCTCCGGCGGCGATGGCGGGGCTGCCAAGCCGGTCATCGACCGTGTGCCGGGCCCCGACGAGGCCCTGGCGCGTATGCACGAGGTCAACGACCTCAACGCCCGGCTGGTCGCCGAGGGCAAGGACACCGAACATCTCTACGCCGCTGACGGCTCGCCGCCTCCGCCGGGGCTCTACACGGCCGAGCGCGCCGCCCAGCACGCGCAGATCATCGCCGACCTCATGGCGCGCAACGCCGACGTCCCGGCCGAGGGGAAGGCGATCGTGCTCGGCGGGCTCCCCGGTGCCGGGAAGACCTACGCGATCGACCACCTGCCCGAGGACGCCAAGGCAGTGATCGGCGACATCGACCGATCGCAGTACATCACCATCAACCCCGACGACATGAAGGCCGAGCTACAGGCCCGCGGGATGGTCCCGGACTACCCCGGCCTGAAGGGCATGGAGGCGAGCCCGCAGATCCACGAAGAGTCGAGCTACTTGGCGGCCCAACTCATGGCCGCGGCCCTGGAGAACCACCAGAACGTGATCCTCGACGGCACCCTCGGCACGACCGGCGGCACGCTGCGGAAGATGGGCGCGCTGGAGGCGGCGGGCTACCAGCCGCCGATCGGCCTCTACGTCCACGTCGACGACTCGGCCGCGTCGCAGGGCGCCATCGACCGCTTCGCCCGTGGCATGGCGTCGCCGGACGGGCCGCGCGCTGTCGCCCCTGACTTCCTCCAGCAGGTCGAGTCCGGCGCCCACTTCCCGAACCGGGAGAACTTCGACTCGATCACACCCCGGATGGGCTCCTACGTGGTGCTCGACTCGTCGGACAAGGCGGCGGGCCCGAAGCTCGTCGCTTCCGGCGGCTCGGGCGCCAGTGTGAAGTCGTTCCTGGCCGCCATCCGGAAGGCCCTCAAGTTCAGCGAGGACCAGCCGCGGGACGAGCGTGGGCGCTTCGGCTCTGGCGGTGGGAGCCCCTCGACGACCGCTGAGCGCCTGGCGCACGGCGAGGCGGTCAGCATGAAGCCCTCGGCCGTCGGGCCGCTCCTCGACCACGCCGCGACCGCGTCGGAGCCCGTCAACCTCAGCAACGTGCGCGTCGAGGGCCGGTCGAACCTCTTCGGCTCCGAGCACGGCGTCGCGCGCGACCAGATGCCGGTGATCCCCTCGACGGACCCCGCGGTGATCGGCCGGTTCGCCGACCAGCTTCGCCAAGCGGGGATCCCGTCGCGCTACGAGCAGGTCGACCCCCGCACGCTGTCGGCCACGCAGGGCGAGATGGACGCGCGCAAGGTCGGCCAGATGCTCGACACGGTCCGCAACGCCGGGGGCGTCGAGAACCACACCCTCGTCGTGTCCCGCAACGGCGACGTCCTCGACGGCCACCACCGCTGGGCAGCGAACGCCGCCTACGCCATGGACAACCCGGGCCACACGATCCCGGTGCTGCGCGCCGACACCGACATCCACACCCTGATCGACGAGGGCCACAAGTTCGACGCCAACGAGGGCATCGAGACCCGCCAGTTCGGCAAGGTGATGCACGGCGCCATCCTCAAGGCGCTGATCGGCCGGGCCGACGCGCAGAAGGTCGACTTCTTCACCGACGAGGACGGGACCGTCCGCCCGATCCGGGGCTCTGACGGCTACTCAGACGACGGTGGCGGCGGCGGGGGCGGTGGAGGAGGGTCGCGGTCCCCGGAGCCGACGCCACCGCCGGAGCACGGGGTGGAGTCCTGGGAGGAGAGCGGCCGGGGCGGCGGCGAGCACGGCATGTACTCGGTCGAGACCCCCGACGTCGGGACCGGGTTCATCGGCCTGAAGGTCGACGCGTCCGCCGAGCGCGTGAACGACGACGCCAACAACAAGGCACTGGCTGAGCGCGCCCTCAAGCAGATCGCCGCACTGGCCGACCGCTACCCGCAGGTGGCGGAGGAGGCCGCGGCGCACGGCGGCCTCGGCATCCGCGTCCTGAGCAGTACCCGGGCGGGCCTGGAGTTGGGCACGACCATCGACTCACGCACCGCGGCGTTCACGCTCAGCGACAGCCGGACCGGCGGCATGTTCTCGGGCGACATCCACGTCATCGCCAGCGGCAGCACATGGCAGCCGGGCACTCAGCAGCCCAGCCTGGAGGACATCAACAACGGCACGGCCGGGGTGTTCGGCACCTCGACGGAGGGCGCCCTCACCCATGAGTTCGGGCACCTGGTCGACTACTCGACGAGCACGCCCAGCGCCACGCGGGCGGCGTTCAGCGAGATCGTCGGCAACCAGGGCGCCCCCCGCGACGCCTCCGGGCGTCAGCCCATGGACTACATGAGCACCTACGGCAGGACCAACGCAAAGGAGGCGTTCGCCGAGGCGTTCGCTGCCTACCACATGACCGGCGGCCAGACGACCAACCCGGTCGTGCAGGCCTACGCCACCCGCTTCGGCTGGAAGGCCTAGTCCTTCGGCGGAGGCGGCCAGTGCCGGGCGAGCGCCTGGCGGGCAAGCTCCAGGTCGTGCAGGTCCGGCTCGACGTCGTCGGGCGGCAGCTTCGGCGGGTGCTCCGGGTCGAAGGTGTCCTGGATGATCACCGGCTTGCCCCGCTTGCCCTTCTTCGGCTTCGTCATGCCAGCGCCGCCTGCGCCATCCCGACGGCGTGCGCCTGCTCGGAGGTGATCCACCCGCGGTTCACCGCCGCGATCACCTCGTCGTAGGTCCCGTCGACCGGGAACGTCGAGGACCGGTCGTCGATGTCGTTCCACCAGCGGACGAAGTCGGCGCCCGAGTCCGTCGGCGGCAGGACCGTCGGTTTGGTCGCCATCGGCGACGCGCCCAGCGCCGCCAGCGCCTCGTCCCAGGTGATCTTGCCGTCGTGGTAGTCGGCCAGCGTGCGGGTGATCCGGGTCCCGGCCACCCTACGGAGCCTTGCTCTCAGCCACGCTCTCATCGTACCTACCTCTCCTCTCAGAACCTCCGGTGGCTCAGCACTCGGAAGTTGGCGCCCTCGTAGCCCGGCGGCATCATCCGGGCGTGGCGGGGGCAGAACGGCATCTCGTCGACGTGCGGCGGCTTGCCCGCCAGCTTGTCCTCCTCGTAGTACCAGGACTCCTGGCGGATCATCACGGTCGCCCGGGTCGTGTGCTCGCGGTCCATGCGGCACAGACGGCCCTCACGCCGCAGCGCCTCCAGCTTCTCCCACTTCTCATGGCTGATCGAGTAGCCCATCTCATGCCTCCCTCTCTGTCAGGCAGGCGTAGCGCCTGCACTCGCCCTCGTAGGCGAACCCGCAGCGCTCGCACTTCGGCGCTGCCGCGCACGCTGCGGAGGCCAAGTCCCTCTCCGCCCACGCCGCAGCGTCCCGGCTGGGGTAGGCGCGGTCGCCGGGGCGCTCGTCGCACACGACCCGCCACTTGCCGTCCGGGTAGTTCCGGCTCACGCAGCCGACCGCACCCGACGGGTAGCGGACGTTGTCGACGTACCAGCCGCCGTGACGCCAGCGGGAGTAGCTCGGTGACCAACTCATCTCCGCACCTCCTGGCTCGGGAACCTCACTCACGTCTTCTATATCGGCCGGTTCAGGCCGTGACTTGAGCACTCCCGGCGGCTTTCTTGGCGCAGCGGGAGCAGGTCAACTCGTCTCCCTCCCGAGCCCGGAACATGCCCCGGATGAAGCCCCGGGCGCCGCAGACCAGCCGCAGCCGCCCGTCCACCTCGACGGCGTCGTGCACGATCCGCTGGCCGTTGGAGTAGTTCACCAGCCGGACCGTCTCGGCGCTCGCCACGGCCGCCTCACGGGCCACCTTCGCAGCAGCCTTCCGGGCTTTATCCTCGGCCCGCCAGGCCGCCGACTCGGCGGTCTCAAAGGTCACCTGGCCGTAGTAGCGGACGTCGAAGTAGTCGGTCATCGTGTCTGACCCGTCGTGGTTGTACGCCCCGTGGATCCGCTCCAGCACGATCTGCGCTCGGCGCGCCGCGGGGTTTAGGACCTTGTGGGCGCTGGCGTGCGGGGAGTCGTTGCGGGCCGAGCACCAGTACGAGGTGCAGGAGCCGTCGCAGTCGACCCAGGCGCCGGACCAGCCGCGCACCGTGATGTTGATCGACTGCCCGCCCGAGTAGTGCTCGGAGGTGACGCTGTAGGTGGGGCCGTCGGGCAACGTGCCCTTGGCGACCGCTCGCTTGATGTCGGCGCGCATCGCCTTGGCGATCTCGGTCGCGCCGCCCGTCACCTGGTGGTACCGCTCGCCGTACGTCCTGGTGGTCATCTCACTCGCTCCTCTCGGTGGCGTCTCCACACCTGATCTATCGGCACGATCAGCCCTGGACTTGAGCCTTCACCTCGTCGGGGATCGCCTCGGTGCGGCCAACCCACGAACCCTTCGCCCACCGGAACCCGGCGGCCTTGAGGGCGTCCAGGACGTCGCGTGCGGGCTTCTCGGCGAACGTCACGGTGCAGTAGCCGCTCGGGGCGTACCGGACGGCCACGCCGGACTCGCTGGCCTCCGCCTGCTCCCTGCGGGCCTGCTGGCGCTTGACCGCCACCAGCCGGTCACGGTCCCGCTTGATCGAGCCCGCCAGGTTGCTGATCTGGTAGCTGGGGTGGGGGACGGCCTGCGAGCGCTCGTAGGGGCTCATCGCCTTGAGCGCCGCTCGGTGTTCCCGGCGGAAGGCTGCGTTCGCCTCGACCATCTCGGCCCGCTCGGCCTCGCGTGCTGCGATGCGGGCCTCCAGGCGCTCGATGGCCTCGGGGTCGTCGTCGTAGATCGACTCGTCAAGCTGCGAGCGGATCGTCGACGCCCGGCTCGCCATCGACTCGGCCTTCGTAGCGTCCTCAAAGGCCCGCTCGTAGGTCCGGCCGATGCGGTCCCGGTAGCGCCGGTCGCCGCGCTCGGAGTGGTGGCCGACCAGGATCGGCTGACCGAAGGGGATGATCGAGCCCATCTGGCGGGCCTGCGCCAGCCCGGACTCCGCTCGGGCCTCACGCTTCTCGGCCCACTCGTCGAGCCGCTCGGCCCGTGCCTCGCGGCGCTCGCGGTACGTGCTCATGACGCCACCTGCCGCCATGAATGCTCGCCGTAGTAGTCGCTCGGATCGACCCGGGGCTCACGCCCGCCGTTCCAGTTCCGGGCGTGGCGGTCGCAGCAGCCCATTTGGGGGAAGACCGAGCGGTAGGGCATCCGCCACGTGGCGACCTCACCGCACGCCTCCATCGGGCCGCTCCCGTCGGGCCTGCTGCCGTCGGGGCCGCCGCCGCACATCCTGACGAAGTCGCTCATCGGGCCACCTCTCTCGCTCGGGGAACCGCTCACGTCTCTTATATCGGCAGGATGGGGCGCCGACTTGAGGGGTTCAGGCACCTTCGTTGCCCGCCAGCGCCTCGGACAGGGAGCGGGTGAGCATCTGCTCAGCCGTCTCGGTGTCGCCGCGGGCGGTGAAGTAGGCGTGCATCTCCTGGGCGCTCTCGTCCAGGTAGGCGGCGTAGCTAGGGCCGCCGTAGCCGCTCGCTGCGGCAGGCCTGCTCAGGCATCGAGGGCCTCCAGGCCAGCGGCCCGGCGCGCCCGGCGTGCCTGGAACATCTCGTCCATCAGGGCCTCGGCCGTCTCGGGGCGGACCGGGCCGACCTGGCGGCCAGCGTCCACGGCGTCGAAGAGGCGGCGCAGGCGGCGGGCCGTGTCGGGGAACAGGGCGACCGCCGTCGCCGTCCCTTCGGCGTCCTCCATCGAGCGGAACTGGAACGCCTGGCCCTCCTCCTCACGGTCCCACAGGAAGCGGTGGCCGCGGTGACCGGCGTAGTCGCCGGTCTCGACGCACCACATACAGGCGTCGTACCCGGCCTCACGGTCCCTCTTCGTCGCTCGTCCCGGTCCAGCCATCAGAAGTCACCTCCATGGTTCGCCCCGCCGCAGGAGCACTCACAACGGGGACCTTTCGCCGACGTGCAGCGAGCGTCGCAGCGCACGTCCTCGCGGAGCACGCCCTCGACCGCCCGCAGGCGGACGGGGCGACGATGCTCGACGCAGCAGGGCGCCGCATCCCAGCGGTACAGGTCGGACAGCGACATCGGCCGGACGTCCACCCACCCGTGCGCCGTTCCGCAGCCGGGGACCAGGAACCGGGGGCAGTAGCACTCGTACGACCCGTAGCGGTTCCGCTGGGTCGTGAGGACCTGCGTCGCCAGCAGGCGGACCGTGGTCCGGCAGCCCTTGACAGGGCAGCGCCCGAGGAAGGGGACGGGGGGCGGAGAACCAGTCACGTACCTACTATCGGCAGATCTCCCGGCCGACTTGAGCGCCCATAGCCTGAATCTACCGCGGTAGAGCGGCTATCGTCCCACGGCGGACAAGGAGGCGGCGGTGGGCAAGCGGAAGGGCCTGCGGACGAAGATCAAGAAGGTGCTCGGCCCCCACAAGGGCCCGCTGGAGAAGAAGGTCCACAAGTACCTCCGCAAGCACTACCCGGAGGACACGACCGGCTGGGTCTGCAACTCGGCCTGGGAGAAGAACGTGGTCCCGCTCGACCGCATCGCCTACGGCCGCCGCCCCGGCGGGCGCGACCCCGACAAGGTCGCCTCGATGGCGAAGCGGCTCTCGGCCGGGTGGAAGCCGAAGCGGGTGGTGCTGGTTGACCCGGGCGGCTCGCAGAAGATGACCGTCGCCGACGGCTACCACCGCTGCCTGGCTGCTGAGCACGACGGCCGCGACGACGTGCGCGCCTGGGTCGGCACGCCCCGCGTCGGCGCGGGCAACTGGCGCTCCGACGTGCGCGCGATGCAGGCGAAGGTGACGAACCTCTCCGGTCTGGAAGACCAAGGCGGCTGATGCCGTCCGATGGGTCCGGGGCTGGCGATGTCCTGACAGCTACGCTCGGCCCCATGGCGACCACCGTCACCCTCACCATCGCAGACGCCGACGCCCCGCGGATCGTGTCTGCGCTCCAGGCACCGAACAAGTACGCACCCGGCGTCGACGCCCTGTTCTTCCCGCCGACCGGGGCGACCAATGCCGACATCATCAAGGGCTACCTGGTGAACATCTGCCAGCAGGCCACGCTCGCCCACGAGGGCGTCCAGGTCCCGTCCTCGGTGGGCCTCCCGGCCATCACCTGACCGGCAGAGCCGCGTCGTAGACTCCCGCCCCAACATCCCGACTCTCCGGAGGTCGCCTCTCTGATCCAGGTCGAACTTGGCAACGCCCACCCGCAGGACATCCTCACGACGGCCGGGGTGGAGTCCCGAGTAGACCTCCCCGGCCCCAACGTGACCTACCACCGGGTGCACGACGGGACCACCTCAGCCGGTCTCGCCGTCTATTCGATGCCCGACGAGGCGGGCGACGACAGCCTCTTCCCCGAGGCGCTCGCCGCTGCGCTCAACGGCCAGAACGGCCCGACCCGCAAGCTGCTGATCGACGCGTGGCTCTCCGACCCCTCGGGCGTCAAGGGCCTGCCCAACCACGAGGCCTTCGTGGCGGTGGCGCACCCGATCCACGGCTCGTGGGCCCGCACGGCCGCTCCCGGCTCGACCCCCGAGTGGGTCTGGTCGGACCATGCCGGGCTCCAGAAGATGCTCGCCGAGCACTTCGGCTGCGCTGAGGGCCGCCCCGCGGACGTCGAGGACACCCACTACACCCAGCACGGCGCGCTCATGTACCCGCCGGGTGCCGCACCTGACCCGCTCGCCGACATCGTGATGCTCCACACGAACGCCGGTCGTGACATCCAGGCCGTCCAGATGGCTGGCTTCGGCTACCTGGGCACGACGGGCACGGCCACGGCCACGGGCGCCTCGTCGCTCACTGGCTCATCGGAGACGGGCGTCTCGCACTCGTCGAACGACTGCGCCTACCAGTGGATCTTCGCCGGTCCGAACTCCTCGGGCACCGGCTCCACGGTGTACGGCCTGATCCTGTCGAACACCTCGGGCACGACCCCGGTGTACACGATCGACCAGTGGTACAACCCGGCCTCCCCGGGCGGCGCGGCGGGCACCACGCCCAACGCCACGGCGCACTACCTGGTCTCCTCGGGCGGCCCCCCGGCGATGTTCGTCGGCCTGTCCACCTCCACGGCCACCCCGGCGGCGGGCGACACCACGCTCGCTTCCGAGATCACGACCGTTGGCGGCGGCCTGATCCGCAAGATCACCACGAACTCGCACTCGGCGGGCGCGGCGACCTGGGTGGCGACCACCGTGTTCACGGCCAACGGCTCGGACTCCCTGCCGGTGACCATCGCCAAGGCTGGCTACAGCCAGAGCCTCCTGTCCGGTGCGAACAACTCGTACCAGACCCTCGTCAGCCCCACCGCGACGCTGTCTTCCTCCGGCGACCAGTTGACCACATCCTGGACCTTCACCATGACATAGCCCTGAAACACTCTGTCACAGTGACGTGATAGAGTGGAGGGCATGGACGGAGTCGAGAAAGCATGTCCGGGACCGCTCTGCAAGGGGCGGTCCCGGCCCGTTGGGGAGTTCCTCCACAAGCCAAGCCGAGCGCGCGGTGTCTCGTCGTGGTGTCGGGACTGCCACAACTACGACGTGACGAGCCGGAAGGAGCGGCAAAGAGCCGAGGCCATCGCCGTGCTCGGTGGCCGGTGCGTTCGGTGCGTCATGATGGGCTGTATGGGCGCGTGCTGCGCGGACATTCGTGCCCTCCAGATCGACCACGTTGACGGGAAGGGAGGCCTCCGGCGTAAGGGTGGTGAGCAGGGCACGGCGCTCTATCGGGCGGTGAAAGCCAACCCAGCCGAGTTCCAGCTTCTCTGCGCCTCATGCAACGTGATCAAGCGGGCAGAGCAGGAGGAATACAGAGCGAAGGGCTCCTACTCACGGGTGGTGCCGACCGAACTGCGACCGACCGACCGAACTGCGGCCGACGCCCAGCGAGCAGCGACCATGGAGGAACGGTGGGCAGCCAAGTCAGCGGCCGAGGTGGCCGACATTGTCGCCAAGCGTTCCGAAACGCGCCGGGTGGCACGGGAGAGGAAGCTGCGAGAGGAGGCCGGGCTACCCCCCCATCCGTCGTGGGCTACCCATGGACTCCTCAGGTGCGGCGACTGTGGAAGGCATGTACCCCCACTGTTCTCCAGAGGCCTCTGCCACGCGTGCTACCAGCGGGCCTGGTCGGAGGAGCGGCGAAAGATCGAGGGAATGCCGTAGCCTCCGCCATGTGATCGTTGTGCCGTTCGTCCCCGGCCTGCTCCGCTCCGAGACCGCAGAGTGGGCCGGGGAACGACCGACCGTCCTGGTCCCGCTCGATCCCGCCGACGACCAGGCGTACTGGCAGGCCCTCTGCCGCTGGTGGGAGATCCACGACCACCTGGTGATCGTCGAGCAGGACGTGCTCCCGGCCGAGGGTGTGGTCGGCGAGATGCTGCGCTGCCCCGAGCCCTGGTGCGTCAGCCCGATCCCCATCTACGACCCGGGGCCGGAGGGCTTCTCGACCATGGTCGACAGCCTGGGCTGCGCCAAGTTCAGCCGCTCCCTGCTCGCCCAGTGCCCCGGTGCCGCCTTCGACGCCTACTTCCCCCAGGGCGGCGACAACGCCCCGCCGGGCACCTGGAAGGCGCTCGACGCCCGCCTCGGGACCGTGCTGCGCAAGAAGGGCTGGGTGCACCACCGTCATCGCCCGTCGCGCCACCTCCACGGTGAGCCCGTCCTCGAAGGGGGGTGATGATCGTGCCTGAAGTCCCGAACCCAACGTGGGGAGTTGCTTCAGCGTGCAGAGGGTGGTGGGTGGGTCAACGGCGGTAGAGTCCGCCCCCGTGACCGACCCCCGCGTGGCCTGGTGCCTGCCCTGGCACGGCGCCCTCGATCCCTATGCCATCGGCGGCCAGATGATGGCGCTGTCGGCGGCCCAGCGCGCGGGCATCGTGTGCGGGCCGCAGATCACCTTCTCCGCCCTCGTCGACCACGCCCGCACCGACCTGGTCGAGATGGCGCGCAGCGCTGGGGCGACCCACCTGCTCTGGCTCGACTCCGACATCCGCCCCCCGATCGACGTGTGCGAGCGCCTGCTGCGCCACCAGCTTCCGGTCGTCGGCGGCCTGTACTGCTACAAGACGCCGCCCTACAACCCGGTCGTGTTCGGCCTGGAGCCCTTCCGCCACGTGGCGCCCAACATGGGCGAGGTGCTCACCCGGGTCGACGGCCTGGGCCACGGCTGCCTGCTGGTCGACATCCGGGTCTACGACCTCTTCCCGGCGCAGGACGCCTACCGCACCGAGTGGCCCGAGGGCGAGGACGTCCGCTTCTGCCGCCTGCTCGGCCTGCGCGGCCAGCCGATCTACCTCGACACGACGGTGCGCTGCGAGCACGCCTTCGCCCCCCGCGGCGTCAGCCTGGACGACTGGGACGGGCACTCGACCGAGCGCGGCGCCATGACCTACATCCGCTGATGCACGGCTCGGTACGGGAGTTCGTCCGGCGCGCCGTGCGCGCGTACGGCCTCGGCGGGAGCGTCCTGGAGGTCGGCAGCTACCAGGAGAACGACATCGTGCGCGACCTGCTGGTGAACGCCACGAGCTACCTGGGCGTGGACCTGCGCGAGGGGCCCGGCGTCGACCTGGTGATCGAGCCCGGCCGGGCCTTCTACGACCAGCACGAGGCCACCTTCGACACGGTCGTGTGCTGCGAGGTCCTGGAGCACGACCGGCGCCCGTGGGTGACCCTCGACGGCATGGCGACGGCGCTCAAGCCGGGCGGCATCCTGCTCGTCACCTGCCGGGGCTTCGGCGAGCACGGCGCCTACGGCCTGCACCGCTGCCCCACCGACTACTGGCGGATGCACGTCGACGCCATGGTCGGGCTCTACGAGGACATCGGCGTCGAGCGGATCTACATCGGCCCGGACCTTGAGGAGCGCACCACGCCAGGGGTATTCGCACTAGGTCGTAAGCACTAGGCATAGCCTGCGCGCAACCAAGGCGGGAGGAGCCACGGTGCGCAAGATCACTCGACGGCAGGCGATCATCAGCCTCGCCGGGACGGCGACGTTGGCGGGGGCGGCAGCAGCGGAGGCCTTCGGGCCGAGCGCTGAGCGGCTCACCACGGGGATGATGTTCATGGCGTCGTCGACGATCACGTCGGTGCCGTCGTCCTCGGGCGCGGGCAACTGGTCGAACCCGGCCACCTGGAACCTGGGGCGCGTCCCCACGGCCTCGGACGTGGTGGAGATCGCTGCCTCGACCACGGTCACCCTCGACGTCGACGCCTCGGTGGCCGGGCTCACCGTCGACGCGAGCGGCACGTTCCTGTTCGACCCCCACGCGTCGCGCTCGTTCATCTCGACCGGCAACGTGGTCGTCAGCGGCGTGCTCCAGATGCAGCCGATGTCGCCCGCCATCGTCCACCAGATGACGTTCTCGGGCATCGACGAGACCCGCTTCGTCGGTGGGGGGATGATGCCGCTCGACTCCGACGTCGGCCTCTGGGTGATCGGCGCGGGCAAGCTGGTCGCCAACGGCGCGGCGAAGCGGGCCTGGTGCCACCTCACCGCCCCGGCCACGCCGGGTGCGTCCTCCATCACCGTCGAGGACGCGACGGGCTGGCAGGTCGGCGACGTCCTCGCCATCGCGCCGACCATCACCGCCACGAACGCCGACACGAACCCGTCGAACGGCAACTGGCCGATGCACACGAACACGGCCTACGACTTCGCCCTGGTCAAGGCCGTCTCGGGCACCACCGTGACGCTCGACCGCACGCTGACGTGGGCGCACCCGGCGATCACCCTCGTCGACGGCTCGGTCCACTACGCCGAGGTCCTCAACCTCACCCGCAACGTCCGCATCGCGGGCACCCCCTCGGGCTACACCCACACCTTCTTCCACTCCACCGTCGCCCAGGCCATCAACTACGTGGCGCTCCAGTTCGTCGGTCCTCGGGGCCTGGCCCCGTCGGTGCGCCAGGACACCAGCGGGCGCACGGGCTACGGCGCCTACCCGAACGAGGCTGGGGGCGCCGTCCTCGGGCGCTACGGCATCCACTACCACATGATGGAGAACGCCACCAATGGTGAGGTGTCGACAGGCGTGCTCGTGCAGAACTGCGGCAGCCACGGCATCGTGAGCCACGACTCCTACGGCGTGACCTGGCGGGACACCATCGTCGACTTCTGCGCCGACTCCGCCTACTGGTGGGACAACCCCCAGCAGGGGCCGCCCGCGCCGACGAACCCGTTCTCGAACAACGTCACCTACGACCGCTGCCTGGCGTCGCGCGTCACGGCTGGGCACGAGAACGGCGCCTTCGACGCCTCCTGCGGCTCGGGGAACGCGATGGTCAACGGCTGCACCGCCGTCGGCGGGCTGGGCAACGGGATGATCTGGCAGTCGTCCTCGGGGGTCTGGAGCGTGCAGGGCTTCGTCTCCCACAACAACTCCGGCGACGGCCTGTTCTCCTGGACCCAGCACATCGCGCAGGAGGTCGACGGCGCCTACCTGTTCAACAACGGCGGCTTCGGGATCGACCACGGCGCCTACGACAACGCCTTCCACTATGTGAACTGCGTGGTCGCCAAGAACGTCAGGGGCCCGGTGACGCTGCTCGCGGTCTCCGCCGGACCGCCCGACGGGGACATCACCCTCCAGGGCTGCAAGCTGGACGCGAGCGGCGAGGCCGCCTACTGCGTCACCTTCGCCGGGGCCGAGGTCGCCCCCGGCGGGCCGACCTACATCACGGGCTGCTCGATGACGGGCTACACGGTGGCGCCGCTCGGGCCGACGAACGGCGTGCCGGTCCAGGTCTCCTAGCCGGGGCTACGCTGAGCCGCCGGTAGGCGAAAGGGCCTCTCTGGCGTTCACGATCCCCAACGACGTCATCGGCGGGACGACCGAGCAGCACGCCCAGGCCGCCCCCGACACGATCGACTTCCTGATGCTCCAGGAGGGCTACACCGGCCAGGGCGTCGTCACCGGCTGCGCCGCCACCGCGGACGGCACCGACCTCGTCATCAGCGTGGCCGCGGGCACGATCGCGGTGGCAGGCATCGGTATCGGGGGCACGACTTCCGGCCAGATCGACACGGGCTCGGGGACGACGACGCTGTCGGCGGCCGACGCCACGAACCCCCGCTTCGACATCGTCTACATCACCACGGGCGGGTCCATCAGCCACGCCACGGGCACGGCCTCGTCCAACCCGATCTTCCCCTCGCTCTCGGCGGGCCAGATCGCCCTGGCGGCGGTCTATGTCGGGCCGACGGTCACGGCCATCCAGTCGGCCGACGTGATCGACAAGCGGGTCTTCGTGCCGTCCCCGGTGGCGCCGCTCTACCAGATGGCCGTGAACTTCCGGTGATCGTCCTCTACGTCGCGGCCCCGGGCCAAGCCAACGCGGCGGCCCGCGAGGCCGCTCTCGCCGCGGTCGCGCCGACGCCCGGCGAGGCCCTCCCCCGGGTCCAGGACATGCGCCTGCCGGTGCTCGTGCTCTACAGCCCGGTGCTCAACCAGTTCTCCAGCTACTACGACGACGGCACCCTCACCCAGGCGACCTACCTGGCCGACCCGATGTACGCCGAGGAGGTGACGGCCAGCAACGAGGCCACCATCCAGGCGAATGCCGAGACGGCCCTCACGACCAACGCCACCTTCCTCGGCCAGGGCGCGCCGACCTACCCGCTCACGATCGCCGAGCAGCAGGCGCTCGTGGCCCAGGTCGCCGCGCTGACCCACCAGGTGAACGGCCTGATCCGCCTCGCGCTGGCGCAGTTCGACTCGACCGCAGGGACCTAAGGAGCAGCCTCTCTGGGTACAGCGCCCGTCTTCGCAGCCACCCCGATCGTCGGTACCGGCGTCGTCCCGGCCTCCGCCGACACCTCGCTGACCGCGCCGACGAACCAGACCACGCTGTCGTGGTCGACGGCCATCGGCTCCTCGGGCGCCAAGATCGAGGAGATCGACGTGATCGGCCTGGGCACCACGGCGGCGGGCCTGGTCAACCTGTTCCTCTACGACGGCTCGGCCTACCACCTCTTCGACCAGGTCACCGTGACCGTGGTCGCCACCTCGACGACCGTGGCCTCGTTCTTCCAGCGCCGCTACTACCAGCAGTTGATCATCCCGAGCGGCTGGAGCCTGCGCATCACGAACACCGTGGCGGGCAACGTCAGCCTGGTCGGAGTGGTCGCCACCGGGGCCAACTTCTGAGGCCATGAACAACGGCGTCCTCCAGGGCTTCGCCATGCCCCTCGGGCGCCAGGCCGTCGACGTCCAGATCTTCACCGTCAACGCCCACGGCAACACCACGGGCGGGCTCTGGCGCAAGCCACCGGGCTGCCGCCAGGTGTGGGTGCTCATGCTCGGCGGCGGTGGCGGCGGCGGCAGCGGGCCGGTGGTGGCGTCGAGCACTTCGGCCGGTGGCGGGGGCGGCGGCCGCTGCGGCGGGGCGACAGGGTCCATCTTCTCCGCCTACGACCTGCCCGACGAACTGCCGGTCCAGGTTGGGGGCGCGGGGCTCGGCGGTCTCGCGGTCGGGACCGGCGCGAGCAACGGCAACGCCGGGGGCGCCGGGGGCGACTCGATCTTCGGCGCGTCGCCGAACAGCACGTTGTGGTGGCTGATGCGCGGCGCAGGCGGCGGCGGGGGCGGGGCAGGGCAGACGAACAACACCGGAACGGCCGGGTCGGCACCGGCCAACGCGTTCAACCCTGGCGGCAACGCGGGAGCGGGCACGAACGGTTCCGCGGGCGCCAACGGCAGCGTCAACACCGGGGGCATCGGCCCGGGGGTCTTCGCCATCCTCTTCGGCTCCGGGGCCGGTGGCGGCGGGATCACGTCGGGGAACTCCCCCCAGGCGGGTGGTGCGACCACCGTGCAGACCTTCTGCGTCATCTTCGGGGCCACCATCGCGGGGGGGAGCGCCGGGGGCGGGGCGGGGCTGAACGGCTACGGCTACGACGAGTCCTTCGGGCTACCTCGGATGGCGCTCGGCTCGCTCTGGTCGACCGGCGGGACGGGTGGTGGCGCGAACACGTCAGGCCCTGGTGGCAACGGCGGCAACGGCGGGACGGGCTCCGGGGGCGGGGGGGGCGGCAGTACGCAGACCGGGCAGTTGTCCGGGGCCGGGGGCGATGGGGGCGATGGCGTGGTCATCGTGATCGGCCTGTGAACAACGGCGTACGCCGGGGCTTCCCGTTCAACCCGGGCGCCGCGCCCCTGCATGACGTGCAGGTGTTCCTCGTCACCGGCCACGGCAACACCACCCAGTACCTCTGGCGCAAGCCGCCCGGGGCCAGGATCGTGTTCGTGCTCGTCGCAGCCGGGGGCGGGGGCGGCGGGTCGGGAGGCATCAATGCCGTCAACAATGCCGTCAGCGGCGGAGCGGGTGGCGGTGACCCGGCCAAGAGCGCGGCGACCTTCGGGGCTGACGACCTGCCTGACGAGATGTTCGTCCAGGTCGGCGGGGCGGGGCTCGGCGGCCTTGCCGTATCGGGCACGACGATCGCTGGCAACTCCGGGGGCGCCGGGGGCGACTCCTACTTCGGGACCTCCCCGAACGGCACCAGTCTGTGGCTGGTGCGCGCCAATGGGGGCATGGGTGGTCAGGGCGGGCAACTGGGGGCATCGTCCACCGGGGGCGCCGGGGGTTTAGGGTACATGCAGGGCAACGCGGGCGGCAACGGGTCGAACAGTGCCTCCCCAGGTAGCGACGGGGTCCAGAGCGGCTGGCAGTCCACGGCGCCAGCAGTGCTGACCTACGGTGCGAGCGGGTCGGGGGCGGCCGGGGGCGGGTGCAGCGCAGGCAACAGCGCCCAGGCGGGCGGTGCGGGCGCGAGCGTCGGGGCCTGCTGTATCGGCGGTGGGTCGTTCGAGGCGCTCGGGGGCGCGGCTGGGGGCAACCCTGGGGCCAACGGTCTGGGCTACGACTGGGTCTCGGGGCCACTGCGCTCATCGTTCTCGCTCTGGACAACGGGTGGCGGGGGTGGGGGCGCCGTGAACACGAGCGGTACGGGAGGAGCGGGCGGGCAGGGCGGGTTGTCCTCCGGCGGCGGGGGCGGTGGGTCGGGGCAGAACGGGGCGACGGCCTCGGGCGCGGGCGGCGACGGGGGCGACGGCCTGGTCATGGTGCTCGCGATATGAACCGCGGTTGGGCGGAGGGTTTCCGCATCCCCAACCTCGCCGCGTCCGACGTCCAGATCTTCACCGTCAACGCCCACGGCAACACCACGGGCGGGCTCTGGCGCAAGCCACCGGGCGCGGCGCTGGTCATCGTGATGGCCCTCGGCGGCGGCGGCGGGGGGTCGGG